AGAGTCTGCCGGGGAGGGGGTTATGGGATAACCTATGGAGGGGGGTATGGGACAACCTACCTCTTCGTCACCGCTTGGGGGGTTATGGGATAGCCTACCGGTGGGGGTTATGGTATAGCCTGCCTGCCCTTCCTCTGGAAAGGGTGTTGGTTCGAGGACTAGCTTTCGATGCGACCGCATATTTGCGGCTTTGAGTTGAGCCGCTTTTTGTTTTGCAGCCTGACGGTTAAGTAAGGATTGTTCCTGGATTTCTCCGTCTGGGAGCAGAAATGATAATTCCCAATATGGCCCTTTGATCTCACTTGGCTCCCCTTGGTCGTCTTTTTTGGGGTTCCCTTTTTCATCTACCGTGTCAATAAACCCTAGTTCGCGCAGACTTCCCAGTGCTTTTCTGACCACTTTGATATTGGAGATTCCACAGCCGTCGTAATGGGTGGTCTCCCCGTTTTTATTGGTCATATCAACCCCGTCGGTGAACCAGCTTTGCGGGATGCACCCACGCTTTGATTCGACTCGATCATGCCAGCCGAGGATATGGCGAATCATAAACATGAGCACTCTTAATTCTGGGTTGGTCAACAGGTGCATGAACCGATCAATGATCACGTTGGGGGTTTGAAATGAGTTGGGTACATATTTATTTGTGGTCATAATTCTCACCTTTTCGTTGCTATTGGCCGTCGTTTCATTTTTTAAGGGCATTTACCCCTGGTTCTCAATGGTTTTGTGGTATACTGATGAGCATAACTAAAACAGTGATGGCCCTGATCCGTTTTACGGATTTGGAGCTATTTCTCTTTCGAGAGCGGCGCGGGTTGCGGGAAAAACAAGCAGCGCCGTTTTCTGTTTTAATGATGCCTTACTATCTTAACCGGTTTCTCCTACAATGTAAACAGCCTTACCGGTTCGAGTGCGGGCCCGCTTTTTTATGGAGCGTTGCCGGAACTCGCGTGCGCCCTCCCCTGCTATGTGTTTTCGGGGGGACTGGGGGGAATTTGGTTTACAGCTACCTCAACTCTGGGGTTGTCCTTGTCGTCGAGCAGATATGCGTGTAGCTCGACAACCTGTTTATCATTTTCGTAAACGACCCCTTCCAACGCATCCAGTACCAATTTCAACTTATTGTCCAGATCGCCGGTTTTTCGCTTGCGATAGATATGGATGGTAACCCGCACGTTCCCCTGGATTACAACCGCTCCCTGGCTGAGGGCTAAATACCGCGCATTATTGGCGTAGCGTTTTGCCTCTGGCACTTTGTAGAGTTGCCCACTCCTCCGATTGAACCGGTACATGTGGTTTACCGAAACTGGTAGGGGTAATGATAAGGTTACTGGGGGCGAAGGGTTCAAAAGTTTATGGCCTTCCTATCCGCGATAAGATGAAAGTTAAATCTGGCTGGTTCCTCCATTATACGCGAATTGCAGGGTTTGTAGGTTGCAATTCGCGTATGAAGTTCGTTATAGCTTTGTTATTCTTCGTAGTCGGGATCGATGTCTTTTAGATGCTTAACGGTGAGCATTTCTTTCACGACTACCCCGACATCCGTGAGCAGATACCGGGCGTCTGATCGCTCTCCTCCCTTTTCCAGTAGCCCTACAATGACAAGGGCACGTAGATACTCCAGGATTCGTTTGGGGTCTTCTTCCGGGAATTCCAGGGCAACCCTGTAGGAAGGCCGCCATCTCGTGGGTGCAAATAACTGTAACATTTGCAATCGAAATGGTGCATTTTTATCAGGGTACAATTCATCCATGTCGGCCCTCCTTAATCATGCGCTTGATATTAACGCGGATAATCGTCCAACGCGAACCCTGGCGTGGGAGTTTTGAAAGCAGGGTCGCTACGCCTGCGGCGATACGAAGAGCGATGATATACATGAAACGCCTCTCTACAGCAATTGCTGTGGTGCGGGAGGTACTGTCGGCGCAACTTGCGATAGACGCTGGGTGAAATCGATCATTTGCTGGACGGTTCCCCGGAAGGAAATTTCCGGTTCGCTCTCGACTGGCTTGGTCTGGATCACCGGCTGCTTTTTAGGGAGACTCGGTTTGCCCTGCCCCACCGGTTGATTGCTCACACCAGCCAGTTTTTTGTTCGCCGGTTTCTGCATCACTGGTTTCGCCGATTGTTTTTTGTTCGCCGGTTTCGCTGGTAAGGGAACACCGGCTGCCTGTAACACCAGTCGTCGCATAGCCGCCTCATTGCGTTTCCCAGATAGTATCCAGGCAAACACCAGTGAGGCTACAAGGGCGGTTCGCAATGTCGCTACGAGGACGATCAGCAACACCATCAGTGCTACATCACCCAAAACATAGAACAGTGCCAAGATCGATAACGCGATATACCGCATCAATTTCCAACAGCTTCCCACTACGATAAAAAATGGCATGGTTTCCTCCTGCTCATTCAAACGCTCACTTGTCTGTTTATAAATTTTACTACGAAAGATTATAAAACGCAAGCCCGTTATTGCATTATGCCCAAAAGGTTATATAATAGGGAGATAAGGACAGCAAAAGAACGGAGTTGAGATGGCACGGTATCCATATTATGAATGCTGGACAGATGAATGGAATAATGACGATAGGAGCATTGAAAACCCGGACGGCTCAATGCTTGAAACACGATTATTGAGTAGGGCCAAAAAGTGGTGCAGGGATACTTGTGATGCTAGTGGCTACGAGAACGCACAAGCAACCGTCATGCTCATTGAATCGCGCCATGATTCCCATTTTGTTTTTTCGACAGAAAAGCAATGCGAAGTAGGACAAGAAAGTGCGAATGATGCGATGGCAGAAGAAAGGGCTGAAGGATGAATGATAGGCAGAGAACAATATTTCAAAATTGGGTCAGGGACAATTTGTTCCTTATTGATGGAATGTTGCTCCATAAGCGCACAGTGCGGGCTATTCGAGACCGATTTCAAGAAGCCGGACAGGGTTTTTGGTGTACAGATGACGATGTGCGGTTGTCTATGATCAGTTTGGGTTTTCAGCCGACAAGTGATGATATATTATGCTCATTTATTCCAATGGCTATGGACAACACCCCCGCCGTTGGGGATGATAAGTGATGGAGGATGTGAGGATGTTCAATCGAATCCAACTAGAATGTTATTTTTGCGGAACATTGCTCACTGGCGGGGGTGATACATTTGGTGATGTCGGCCAGGAGTGCTGTCAAACATGCTTTTGGGAATATCAGGATGTTTATGAATATGCGGCCCAGTTTGATTATGGGCTAGCTCCACATTACCACGATACGATCATAACCGGCTCTGTGATTGGCGGTACCGTGTTTGAACCGTTACCTGAACCGGCTGAGGATGGTCGGTATTGGATCGAAAATCGCAATGCGTGGTTTTCGCCTGACCCAGAATGCTCGACGATGGGATTTTATGACTTTAAATAATGATGCATAATGGGAAGATAGTCAAAGACGGCAGAAGAGCGGGAGAATGGCATGTGTGAGCATCAGGATGAATTCACCGAAGCAGAACTTCTATGGTTGGAAAAGGTACTGATACAGGCGAAGGCAACGATTGTTTCATTCCGCCTGTACCGGACGGAGTTTGAGTCCATGCGTTGCCTGGAAGAGCTAGAGATGATCCGCCGAAAGGTGAGAGACTGGCATAACGCGGTAAGAGATGAGAGAGAGGAACAATCCGAATGAACGTAGATGAAATGCGCCGAATCCCCGACAAACATACCTGTCGAGCGTGGGTGGCCTTAATGGTCATAGCGCGGGAGACCGCCAAGAGCAAAGGGTTCCCTCCTGGGCAGAACACTTTGCTGGGGAAGGATGATACTGGAGTGAATCTGTTAGATCACTGCTGGCGCGAGTTAGGGCTGGATATGATTTATGTGAAGGCGTTCGCCCATGCTCCCCAGTTGCACAAGGCAGTGACTGTGTTACGCCAGGCCGGGTATTTGTATAAACCCCAGAACTGGCAGCACCGGCGTGATAAAGGCGGAAGGATAGTTCCGCGCTTGCGTTATGACGTTACCCGGAAGGGATTGGCGTTGGCGGAAGAACTACAGGCCGGGCCGGGCACATGGCCGGACAAGGTTGAATAATTGTTGAAGCATAGGTGCGGCTTGCCAGCGAAACCGGCTATCCCTTATGCTGCGGATGATGATTGAATTCTAGGAGGCGACTATGTTGGGAATACAGAATGAAACTGATTGGGCAAGGCTGTTGGAGCTATTGGAGATGTTACGGGAGAACGCCCGGAAAACCATTCGGTTGCGGATAGGATCAGGGTTGGCCCTGATTGAGATGAAGGGATTATTCCCGCATGGCAGTTGGCTGAAATGGATGGTTGAACATGGGCGTGCGGGGTATGGTAGTGTTCGTACTGCGCAGCGCGACATGGAACTGGCGCGGTCAATGGGAGACCGGCTTGATCTGTTGGCCGATCTGGATGGTCTGAGTCTGACATCGGTATTTGAATTGTGTCGAAGTGGGGCGGATGAACGGGCGATTGATACCGCCATCGCCTTATCCAGGCAGGGTATGCGGGTAAAGGCCGCTCATGCTCGTTCGCTGGTAGTCTTGTATGAGACCCATCCAGACCTGGGGGAAAAGGTGCGCGACGGAGAGATGACCCTGATCGCGGCAACCGAATTGACAGGGGCGCTCGACAGCCACAATGCTTCCGATAGTGTCACGGCCCTGGTAAAAGCCCACTGCCCTTCCGCCCCAGTTGTGGAGGCGTTGTGTGTTTTGGAGCGCGAAGCCCCGGATGAGTTTGAAGGTGTTGTTCGCTCCGGTACGATCTTTAACCCGGTCACCGAATTTTCAATCCCCCTGAAAGACGCCAGCCAGAATGATGCTATCGCCCTGGCAAATACTGCTAAGATCGAACGGATAGCCCGGCAGCACGAGCATATCCGTTCGGCGCGTAGTGGGGAGCGGGTTGCGTCCCTGACCGGCACGGCCAGGGAAATCATCAGTCAATTGCGTGAACTTCTTTCCGAGCAAACAGGGGAGGTTTACCGGGTATACGCCTACCGCGACCCGATCCCTGATCCGGCCTAAATCCCTCGTCGTAATTCCTTGCAATAACGCCCCTTCCACTGGGGCTCTATCTTTTTCCGTTTTTATGATATAATTTTATTAAGCGTAAAATATAACGAGAGGACAGGCACATGTCTTTTGAGCAACATTGTATTATCGCATTGATGGGACACGCCCGTATCGCCGGGAAGGTTACTGAGCAAGAAATCGGCGGGAACGTTTTTCTGCGTGTCGATGTCCCCAAAACCGATTCCATCGAAGCATTCACCAAATTCTATTCGGCTAGTGCCATTTACAGCATCACGCCTGTGGATGAGGTTACCTGCCTGCGGGCCGTCGCTGCTTTCCGTGAGCGCCCTATCGAGACCTGGCGTTTACCGGAAACGCCCATGTTGCAGAAGCGTGTAACCGATGCCGATTGGGGGTATGACGAGAGCTATCACGAACACGAGGATGAAGATAGTATAATCGACAACCCTCCTGTGGATACCCAGATTACTAGCATGATGATCCAAAAAACCGATGATGACGTGCCGATCTTCTGGGTTTGTCTCACTTCTACGGAAACTAAAGTTCACGTCCATCTGGGCGAATTCCATCTCTTTGCGAGTGCTGGTTATCGCTCCGATATGGAAGCAATGGAAAAGGACGACATTGACTCCTGGTCACCACCCATTCCCGTCCAAATGGAAAAACAGAATGGGGAGTGGGTGGTCGTTCATGTTTACCCGCGTCCTGTCGGTTCGAAGAAGTCCAGCGAAAGCCCACTTTAATTGCCGGACTGGTCGGACTGGCCGGAGCAACTGTCACCGGGGGAGTTATTGCAAGGAGCATAATGATGAATGAGAGAGAACTCAAGCGAGCTAAAGTTGCGATGAAAGCCCTGTGCGACGGCGAATCGGTCGAGGTCTTGGGCTATTCCTATCATTTCGATAGTGAGGGGTGGGTGCGGAACACCAACGTCGTCACTGGGCACGAATTTAGAAGCGAGGTTGGTGTCAATGTACTGATGAGGGACTTGTCCAAAATCGACGACGAAACCTATATCCGGCTTCAGGCAATTCAGGAAAGGGGCATTAAATGAAAGCGTTACATACGATGGTGGTAGACAAGCTCAGCCCTGAGAAGGTCACGGTTGTAGACTGGGACGAAGATGGAGATAGGTGCAACAAGCGAGAATTGGGCCGACGGAAAGCGCAGCAATTGGTGTTTGAGAGCCACGTTGCTGGTAATGGGGTTTTCTCAGAACCGATTAAAGGCACGTCGTTTGTGCGTATTTTCATCGTTGATACGCGAGAAATCGAACAAGCGAAAAAGGCCATGGGGGAAGACAATGGAATTCGTAGTTGATCCAACCCAGTTCCAATCTGTACATGTGCCCAGCTTCGAGGATGCACGCGCCGATTTCGCGCCTTATTATCGAAGTCGGGCAACCGTTGATCAGGCCATTGCTCAGGTTGCAACAGAACTGAGCAAGTTGGGTGCATATATGGTCGGGATTACTGAAGGACGTTTCCGCGAGGAAGAGGTATCGCGGGTCGGATATGAGCTTCGGTTTAGCCATGCTGGGATGATGGGAATGCTTCGTGTAGCCGGGTTGCCCATTGCAGGCGGTGAAACTCCGGCAAAGGTGATGAGTGTGCGGGTCCAGGCACTCCTCAATGTGAGAGACTGGCTCAAGGCAGCCATCACTGCCCAGGTGTTCTCTCCGGGCACAAACCCGCTTCTGGCGCATTTGCTACTGCCGGACGGAAAAACGACAGTGGCCGAATATATCGCCAAACAGGGGACGTTGCCGCAATTGGCTCCGCCTGAAATCGAAATTGAGGTGGAATGATGAAAGTACTGACCATTCGTCAACCCTACGCCAGTGCGATCATGAGTGGCGTGAAAACTTATGTGACGCGAACATGGCATCCAGGCCGGGTAGATCAATTCGCAATCTACGCGGCATTGGAACTCGACCAATTGGCGCAGGACACTCTTCTTTGTGAACGCCTGTTTTGGCCGACGCAACTACCGGGCAACGTTATACTTGGGATTGTCAAGGTTGTTGATGTCACCTATGCCGAAGAACTTTTTGATGAGGTCAGCCCCCTGGAAAAAGCTATTGGCCGTTTCGAGGATTACTATTTGGCCTGGAAACTCGAAGTGGTTTTGAATTTCGGTCAACCTTTTTTAGCTCCGGCACATGAGGAACGAAAGTTTTTCTGGGATTGGTCACCCCCGCCCACAAAAGAGCAAATGCAGCATGTGAAAGACTACCTCAACTTTTTCCGAAACTCAGCTTTCCCGAATGCGAGAACTTTTGAGGATTAGCCTGCGATTAAAGGCGTCAATGTGACGTATTTGCAAGGGAGTACATCTTGCACCAACTTTCTCTGTTCGACTATAAGCCACCGCCCTCCAGCCCTGCGCCGGTAGCGCCGCCACGAAAACTGGCCCGTATAGCCGGGGTGAGTGAGGCCGACTACATCCCGCACATTTTGCGTGGTTATCAACGTGACGCGGTAGAGGCGGTCGGAATGGCCTATGAAGATGGGTATCGCGCACCCTTGATTGCACTGGCAACCAGTGGCGGGAAGACGACCATCTTGTCCGAGTTTTTGGTTCAGTTTTTTCTTCCGTCACAGCACCGGGCGCTGGTCATTGCTCATACCGAAGAGATTATTTTCCAGTTGGAAGATCGTATTCGCAATCAGTTCAGTGGTGCATTGGATGTTGAGTTCGATGGTTCTCCTGGGGTTGGGGTAGTGATGGGGGTGATGGATGCCCCGGATGCGCGGGTGGTTGTTGCGACTCGGCAAAGCTGTCATGCGAATCGGTTGCCCCGGTTATTGGCGCATGGGGCGTTCGATTTTCTGATAATCGACGAGGCGCACCATGCTGTTTCCAACAACACCTATGGCGCGATTGTTGATACCTTGCGGGAAGCTAATCCAGATTTGCAGATTCTGGGAGTGACGGCCACTCCGAAGCGGACTGACCGGAAGGCGTTGGGCGGTATCTTTGATACGATTTGTTATTCCTGGTTGATTACCGATGGGATACAATCTGGTTATCTTGCCCCGCCAGTTCGGGTGGAAGTTTCCACCCGTGTCGATGTTCAAAAGGTAGGCATTTCGCGGGGGGATTACAATCAGAAGAAACTGGTATCCTTGCTGGAAACCTCCAATTGGTTGGAATTATCCCTGGATGCCTACGCTCAGTATATCTTGCCGGAGAACCGCCCTACCCTGGCCTTCCTGCCCAGTGTGGCAATGAGCATCCAATTCGCCCAGGCTCTTCAATCGCAATACGGGGTTATGTCGGCGCATATTGATGGGACTACGCCGAAAGATGAACGGCGGGATATTTTGCGCCGGTACAAGGCCAATGAAATCGTCTGTGTCGCCAACTTCGGGGTATTGACTGAAGGGTTTGACGCCCCGCACACTGGGGCGATCTTCCTGGCCCGGCCAACTCGCAGTTCGACCTTGTTCACGCAGATCGTGGGGCGGGGGTTGCGCCTTTTCCCCGGCAAGGAGTATTGCTTGCTGGTCGATCTGACTGTGCGGGATACCAAAGCCCTGGAAGTCGGCACGTTATTGGGGGTCATGGAAGAATGCACCGGTTGCGGGGCGCAGTTTTTTGCCGGGCTATCCCATTGCCCTCATTGCGGATTGGAAGTTCCAGAACCGGAACCGACCGAAGAAGAGCAGGAGGCGGAACGGCGACGCCAATTGCGTGAGAAGTATCTGGGCGAAGGGTTGGTGACTGCCCCCCGGACAATGTTCGCTGATTCTATGGGAGCGTGGTATATCGAGCCGGACGGGTATTGCTCATGTTCATTGGGTGATGCCGGATCGGTGGTGATCGCGCCGCCGACCGAGGACGACCATTATCGGTTGCTTCATATCCCCCGGTCGCAATATGATGAAGTTGTCGTGCTGGCACGGGGTGATGATTTTGCTGCTTTGGTGATTGATGCGGATGCCTATATCGATAAGGTGGCTGATGCGGAAGCGCGGAAGCTGGTGGATGGCGGAGCCTTCTGGCGCGAACAACCAGCATCGACGGCCCAGAAGGATTTGTTGTCGCGGAAACTGGGCGGTCACTCATATCTGGATTGGATGACCAAAGGTGAAGCGGCTCAATTAATTACCCATCGGTTTGCGATGGGGCGATTGCGCCAGATGGCGCGGAAGGGATAGGCAGAATGAGTGATAGGAACTATACCCTAACATTGAAACAGTGGAACGAATTACAACCGATAGCGCAGTGGCAGATACCGCCCTGGCATATATGCCCATACTGCGACAGTATTAAAATGGTTCGTCAATTTGATGACCACCTTTGGCATTGTGGTAACTGTGGCGGCGCATCTGAGAATAACGATGTTACCGAGGTATCGACATGAACCGCAGGCATAGATTGGTCTACGAAGACCCCAATCTGGAATCATTCACAGATGACGAATTGCTGGAAGCCAACCACGATATTACCATTGTGATCGAGAATATGCAATCGTTCTGGGAGGCGTTCAACCTCCGCCAGACACGACTGCTGACCGAATATCACCGGAGGCAGGAAGAGGAGGCATCATGAGCAGCAAACGGAAATGGTATAAAGTAAATGACCTTCGATTTGCGACCTATGACCCCAAAACGGGTGAATATTCGGAAGTAAAACGGCACGACTTCCGCGTCTATTTCACCGCCACATATGTCGTAATGGTTCGCAAACTATATTCTATCCGGGAATTGCTGACTTGGAGCAATTGATTGCCCTTGATCCGCCCCCCTGATGGCGGGCCAATACTGGTGCTGTCGAAGAAATCCAAATTCGGTGGCCGGATGCGCAAGGGGAAGGCCGGGCGTGTGATGCCGGAGCGTGGCGGCGGGGTGGTCTATTAATTGATGTGGGAGCGTAGCTCAACGGGAGAGCATGTGTTGGGAAAACGTGGCGCGTCACCGAGTACCATCTTGGTTGGGGGTTCAAGCCCCTCCGCTCTCATTTGAAGCGGCTTTTGTGTATCCTAGCGGGAGGCATTTATGCGTCAATGGCAGTTGATTATAAGCATTGATCCTAGCGATTGGTTGAGCATTACATTGTGGACTGCAAATATTAATGGCTTCGGAGTTTGGGGTTGGCGCATTAAACGCCCTTGGAAAATCACGCGCCTGGATTAAAGCAAGCGGCTTTTTTGTTCCTATGGAGGTGAAATATGAACCGCATAAAAATGTGTCCGGTATGTGATGCGCAATGGGAGGAAGCACCATGAGCGAACAACCCACCTTAACCGATAGCGATTTACTCAAAATGACATTGGAATACCTACTGAAGGCCGCCGCCACCATCGATGAAACGGCTGATGAATTTGAGATATGGCCGGATCGATCAAATGAAACGTATATTGCTCATCTGCGTAGGGATGCCGCCCATTGGAGATTATTTTGCGCCGACATCGAAGAAAAGCAGGAAGGGACATTCGCGCCGACAATCCGTCCAGCCATCATCAATATCAGTTACCGTGTTGATCCATGCGACAACCTGGAACTGGTGAAATTGGATTCGAGCTATCGCCCACATTTTGGCCCCGACGTGGAGAAATTCAAGGCGGCAAATATCGAGCGGTTGGAAACGCGAGATGGTCTGATCCGCCTCTGCTATTCCAGCGATTACGAGATCGTCAAGAATGAATACATCGCTGCGGGGTCAGATGTAACGGAAACGCTTCACCATCTCATAGCACGCCGGATCGAGGATTATAGCACCCCGTCGGCAACGCGAAGAGGATGAAGACGATTATCGAACGACACGAACCAAAGGATTACAGCCATGAGTGATGAAACGATCTCTATGAACGTTGCCCTGACACGTTTGAATAGGCTCTATCTGGATATGAAAGCTGCCATGCTGCATCCAGGAAACATCAATAGACCGAAAATTATCATAGACATCGATGGTAGTGGCTATGCCGAAATCAGCTATTATGACGGGCAACAAGGGTTTCATTGTTGCTGGGGGAATTTATCTTTCATGCCCAATGCCATCTACGAGGCAGCCAAGATCGCATTAGCCAGACGACAAGGGACAATGCCATGAACTTTGATAACGACTATGATGACGACGATGATTTCAATCCCTGGTGGACATATACTGTTTCCACCGACGCCGTTTTTCTTGACGATTTCGACCACACTCAAGCCTACCGACGAGAACGTGACCGGGATACATGGCGAGAACGCCAGGACAACCACCAACGCCGCCAGGTACGCAACCAACGGGATCACCGACCCCAGTTCAACCGCCTGTTACAGCGTGGCCGGAATTCAAGCCACCTGGATCGGGGGAACTCATGAGCAATGATATTCCATGTAAATAATCTACCCAATCAGGAGAAACAGATCATGACCGATCAGAATGAAGCGTTTGCGGAATTGGAAGAGAAAGCACAGGAATTAGCCAGGATCGAGGCTGAAGAGAAAGTTAAAGAGGCAAAGGCGCAATTGGGGTACATTCGCGATGAACATGTCTTGTTGCGCCAGCACTTGGTTTGGTTGGGGGTTCAGTTGCCGGAAGAAACCGATGCCACCAACCGCTATATCGAAGTGGGGGGGATTAGGTTCCAGCGAGAATCTGAAAAAGTGATAGCGGTCTCTCTCGGCAAGCAAAGCGTGACAGTTCGGGCAAATATCCATTACAGCAAGAAGGATGCTGTGGGGATACAGCTTAGGCGGCAGGCGCAATTATTTCAGATCATTCAAGACCTTCGCCGGAACCACGAGGAAGATGGGGCGGCGGCCCTGAGAAGCGAAACCCTTGCGAATCTTCGAGCGGAACAGGATCGTGAGAAACGACTTATAGCCGCAGAGCGTAAGGGGCGTGAGAAGGTAGTCCAGGAACTGTTCGACAAAGCGATCTTCATTACCTTGCAAGGTGGAGGCCTTCTGCCTTACGACGGGACCGGCTACGAAGACGACGTTCTCTCCATCAATATTTATAACGACAGCTTTGCGGTCAGTCTTGTGTCAGGTTCGCTCCCCATCTCGGTGGTTGAGCGAGGCTATGACCGAAGCGTGCGCCTATATCGTCCTGGTCAATGGGAGGAGTATCTGGACGCCATCTACACCAAACTCAAATCCCATTTCGATGCCAAAGAACAGGCTGAAGAAGAAGCCCAGCAGAAGGAAATGGAAGCGTTTGAGGCGATCTGCTTTGAACCGATTGAGATGACCATGAAACAGGTTGATGCCTGGGCTGAGGTAGCAGTCAAAACCATCCTCAACCCGCCGGAACCGGAAGCATCGGAAGTACCGCCAGAGGAAGAACTACCCGTAGGTAAGACCGAGGAAGAAAAGTTTCGAGAGGCTGTGCTTTTCGTTTTTCGGTATGTGAGGCAATTGGACGACGACGAAGCGATGGAGTATTGAGTTGTGGCCGGAGGCAACAGGCGATGATAATCCAGAGTAAGAAGCCGCTACCAGCGCGACGTGAGCACGATTACTATCCCACCCCTGCCCCGTTTGCTGAGGCCGGGCTATCATTGCTTCCAGATGGGTTTGCCCCGCGTTCAATCCTTGATCCTGGGGCTGGCGCGGGGGTATGGGGTAATGTGGCACGCGCCCGTTGGCCTAAAGCGATGATAACGGGGGTTGAATTGCGCGATGAGCCGCACCCAGAAGCATATAACGGTTGGGTGAATATGGATTTTCGCCTGTGGATGGAGGCGGGCATAACGTATGATTTGGTGATGGGTAACCCTCCCTACAAATATGCTGAGGAGTTTGTGCGCGAGTCTTTAGTAAGGTTAACTCACCGGGGGTGGTTGGTGTTTATGCTGAGGTTGGCCTTTTTGGAGAGCCGGAAGCGGTTGAGGTTGTGGGCGGACTCTCCGCCGGTAACGGTTGCCGTTTGCGCTAACCGCCCTAGTTTTACCGGTGACAGAAAGACCAATGCTACGGCGTTTGCATTCTTTGTGTGGCAGCAGGGCTATACAGGAGATACCCAGCTACAGTGGGTGTACTCCGGCTGAAAGGCAGACAGTGCCAATATTTAAACAGGTGGACGCTATTATCGTTGGACGGACAACCCGGAAGTTTGGGTCTTGGAATTTGAGGTGGTGAAAAGCAAATGACTAACTATAACTATGATACGCCCCTGTTCAAAAAGCTGGAGCGGCTATTCGCTTCTGCCAGGGAAGAGGTGTTCGAGGACGGGATGGATTCTTTTTTCTCCAGAGATTTGCAGTCCCAGCTATCACTGTACGGCGATGTCGCCCTGGAAATGATCTGGCATTTGATCTGGAAACGCCCCAACCCTCTGTCCCCAACTGTTATTGGCGAGACGTTGCGGTGGGTTGGCCGGATGGAGGAGAAGTATTTACACCAACGGGCGTTGCTGGAAAAGTGCCTGGAACACGAGTCTCATTATGTGCGGGATGGTGCAATATTGGGTTTGGCTTCATTGGACGATCCAAAGGCTATAGGAGCATTGCGACGGGCGCAGGAGCGGGAACCCAGTGGGTTGCTCGGAGAGAGTATTGAGCAGGTGATTGAGCAGTTGAGGCAGACGCTGGGTTGGCCGCCAGGATATTTTGACGAAGTGATTGGCTCATTGGCCGACGAGCCGATGGATGAGGTGAGGAGACCACTGATGATTACTATTAGCGACTACCAGGACAAAGCGGCAACTACGGCTGTGTACCCCAAAGAGCGCGGGGTTGAGTATACCACCCTCGGTTTAGTCGGCGAGGCCGGGGAGATCGCCAACAAAGTGAAGAAGGTGATGCGTGGGGATTATGATCGTGACGCATTGCGAGAGATGCTGGCGGGGGAAATCGGTGATGTGTTGTGGTATCTGGCTATGCTGGCCGAGGAGCTAGGGATTGACCTAGGCGATATTGCCCAGGCCAATCTGGATAAGCTGGCTTCGCGTAAAGATCGGGGAGTGATAACCGGAAGCGGGGATGATCGATGAGGAGTGATAGTGGATAATGGTCTGATCGAGCGGATTAAGCGTCACATCTCCCAGGCGATGGGGATGCCTGGTACTGTTCGGCTTGAGTGTCGGGTTGATGGCGAGAGCTATGTTAGCGTTTTTGACGTTCAAATCGGGCGCGATTATGAGGCAACAAAAAAAGACAGCCTGGCTGCATTCCGGGGTTGGCTCACTAAATCAGGTCACCCTATACCCGAATGGGTACAAGACGACGGGAGTGAGGCGGAATGAATAAGGCACAATTTACTGAATGGCTGAGATTCAAGGAAGATCGGGGGAAGGCTTGCGAGGAAGCCTGTGATTGGTTCAACGAACAGCCGGGAACGCTCAAGCAGATTTACGAACGGTGTGATGATTTCGGCTGGCTGAACTGGCTCTATGAAGAACTTGGATTGAGGGACGCTTACAGGGCGGTAGATGAGCCAGCCCATGAAGCCTATCACACGGCAGAGCGCTCACTTCATGAGGTCTACCTAGCGGGGTTGCGCTCACTTCCGAGCGGCAATTGTACAACAATGCCAGTATCGATCCATGTTTCTGGCGTCGCTGAGGGGTATCTGTACACACGCGACTACGTTGCGGCGGCGGTTGGTAATAGAGCAGCAGCAAGGCAATCGCATTGGGAAATCTACGTAGCAGCAAGACAACCGCATTGGAATGCCTATAGCGCTGCTCGTAAACTCCCCTGGCAGATGGTCAGGAAAGCGTTGAAGGTGATAGGGGAGAACTGATGGCTGTTGAAACGATCACACCGGACCAGTTATCGCAATTGGAATATCTGGTGGGCTTTTTTGAGGAGATGTCCCCGTTTATCGAAAACATGAAATCGGCGATGAAACCCATCTTCGATACCGTTTGGGAACATTACCGCGCCAATTATTTGAACACGAATGAGCAAGCGGCACATAACCTGATGCTTGGGATGTCAATGTGTTACGATGCCGGGCAATCCTGGAATCTATATCAGGCCCCGAATGCATTGAAATATGTGAAGCAATATATGATGAGGAATGATGGGCTTGCCTGATTCGGATGAGGAGACAAAAGAACTGGAAAAGTCCCTGGCGAGATTTTGCTGGGATGCCCCCCTGCCCCGCCCGTTCGCTTACTGGGGCGCTCATGGGCATTCAGCTTTTGTCCGATTGATCGCAATGGTTGAGTTCTGGTATATGCAAGATGGAAACCCACGATTAAAAATATGGCTGGATGATGCCAGAGAAATTTTGACGAAACCATTTCCCCCAGGTGGCGAGTAACCCGCGCTTTCTTTTGTTGCGATTATAGTATATAATGTAACAAAAGAAATGGTATAAGTAAGGAGCAGTTACAGCGATACTGAGGAGAAGTTCTATGATTGATGCTCGGTGCGATAATTGGGAAAAGGTATTCGATGCATATATGCGCGGGTTGCATGTCAGGGAGATCATGCAGGCGTGCAGCATTGACGAGATGTTGGCGGTGGAAATCGTGGACGCAATTTATGAATTGGCTGACCAGAGAGTTTCGCCGGACGAGTTACGGCGCTGTGTTTTTGAGCGGTGGCCGCAAGTGTTTGCGAGGGCGCGATGATTTTTGAGGCGATGCTTGTTGATGATTCTGGTATGCAATTTGAAGCCCTGGTGCGATGGAATGATTTTAACTGGCCGAAGAAAAACAGTGGATGGGACGTATTTATGTTGTCTGAGAACGTGCCTTCTCATCGGTTTTTGCACTCGTATTGTAGATCGGAGCAGGTTTTGTTTCCAACGCTTCGGAAGGTTGGCGAGACTGTAACGTGTTATGTAAGTAAGCGCCCTGTGTGGAGGCGCGGGCATACAGTGATCGCCAATCAAGCCATTCCTGATTGGTGGGAGATTGAACAGGAAATATATCTTGACGACAAACTGATTCGGAAAACGCAGTTTAGTACGCCTAGAGAGGGATAACAAATGATTTTTGAAGCGATGGTGGAAATTGGTAACTTGCAGGGTGACTTTCAGGTCGAAGTGTTTTTAGAGCGATACGATAGCGACCCGTACTTTCGTAAAGAGGAAGCCGAAATCTGTCAGTGGTGGCGTGGGTTTATGTTGCCAGAGAACTGTCCGCCTGGATTTGGTGACCCGGCCCACGGTATGGCGATTATACTTTGTGACCCTGTTTCCATTTTATTCCCAACGCTTCGCTGGGCTGGTCATGAAATGCAATACACCGTATTATGCGCGGATAAGTATCCCGATTTCCGGCATGAATTACGCATTGATGGAAGTCTGGTCTATACGAATTAACGAAAACTATCCCCGGAGATTTTCATGGCAAAAATTACCCGGCTGAAACTGTTCGAAAAGCTGATTCTCTCTGGGATTCTTGACTTATCCATGCGTGATATGTTCTTTGTTGAGGCCAGTGAAGTCCAGGATTGGATCGATGCGGCTACCATTGATGATGATGAGGGTTGGGATGCTTCGGAGTATGAGCGTTGTATCCCTCCGACTGGAAGCCTTTGGGTGGAATGGTCGGGGATAAACCCGCATACGGGTAATTTGTGTCGGAGCGGCTATTCGGTGTATAAATTGTCTCCAGAAGGAATCGCCCAATTCCCGGAACTTCTCCCGGAATCAATGGTGCCGGAGGCTGCCCATATTTATATCGCCCGACGGTTCCTGTCTGAAAGCGATCAGTTGATGGCAGTTGATGCTTTTTGCGTTATCGCGTTCGATAAACATGGATGGTTTATCCCTCGGCCAGGGACAAGGAACGAAGTCGGGGTTGTGCTTGGCCCAGACTACGACGCTGACCAGCAGGAGCTAGTTGTTCGGTTTTCAGTTCTCAGTATGCCAGTGGTATTCTGGGCGCTCAGTCATATTCACAATCGTCGCGATGTGGAGCATGTCACATCGCCGCGCCAGCATCGACGACGGATGGAACGTAAACACGGGTATAGCCCACCTGATTTCTATGTGGTGATTATCACGGAAACGCGCAAGCGGTACGATCCTGACGGAGCGGCACGGCAAGCGGTTAAACGTAAAAGCGTGGGCAAAAAGGGGCATTTCGCTTGGTATCCTGATGAGGAAGGTCACCGGCTATTCGGCAAGCATACCGGGCTATATTGGAAATCTCCACACGAAGGGGATGGGAAAGCACAGCCCTTTAGAGTGCATAAAATCAAGAAAGAAATCGTAACCAATAGGGAGTAAAACAATGTCAAAGAAGAACGGTAAAAATAGGGTCGGTTTTTTGCTCGACGAGACAGGATCAATGCAAGTCAGGCGGGATGAAACTATCGTGGCTGTCAACAACTATCTGGCTACTCTTCGCAAGGAAAAGGCGCGGGTGACATTCGCCACCTTCGATACTGCTCAGGGTGTGAATTTCCGTCATGTGGATGTTCGCGCCAAAGACATCAATGACTTGGACAAGGCTACCTACAGCCCCAATCAAATGACCCCACTACATGATGCAGTTGGGAAAATGATTGGCGAAATGGAACAGCACGCCAACTCCGGCGACAAGGTGCTGATTGTAATTGTCACAGACGGCCAAGAAAACGCCAGCCAGGAATTCGATCTGCCCAAAGTCCAGGCACTCATCAAGAAACAGGAGGCGGCAGGCTGGGCATTCGCTTATATTGGAGCGACAGCCGAAGCCTGGGCAGGCGGTGCGAGTTTGGGAGTTGCCGTTGGCGCGATTTTGAATGTCGGCGGCCACCAAATGGTGGGGGCTATGCGTGCGCAATGTACGGCAACGAGTGAATATTTTGCTGGTAACGTAACGGCTCAAAACCTCTATGCTCACAGTCGGCATCTTGTCGAGGATGATGAGGAAATCGACGCATAGGGAGGCAGCGATGGTCAAGCCTACAGCAATGGACGACGAGAGCGTAGATGGGGAGGTCGCCTGGATCGCTTGCCCTCACTTGGAGGCTTCCGAATCCGGGTGGGTACAGGCTGAAGGGGCTGGGCTGGTAGTTGACCTTGACCCGGGGGGTTGGGTAAAATTGATCCTATGCCGGATTTGCAGTGAGGTCGTGACGGCGAAGGTGTTGAAAACCACATTGCAACAGGGCGTTGTCAGGGGTGTGGCTGAAGGCATGAAAGGCAGGCGTTGGTGATGGTGGTCTATGTGGGCAGTGAGTCAGGGAAAGAAGAGGAAGGCAACCAATGATCGAAACACTCGCAATTATCGCTGCACTCGTAATCGGCGTGCTACTGCCCATGCTGATTATGGCGTGGGGGGGGTCCTAGGAAACGCCCCGTCATCTGGGATTGGTCGCGCACGCTCGGCGGCGATATTCCATATGCAGGTCAATTAAAACCGCCGTGGCCGACATACGGGCCGATGATTGAATTTCATGTACCTAGCTTATCTCGGCGCAACCAGGGTTATGCGGTAGTCTCCCCCCAGTTGGCAAAAGAAATAGCCGAGCACGTGCCGAGCGATGAGGGAATCATCGGTTCCCTCATCAGAATGCCGGTTTTTACGTCTTCATTCGTCAAGAGAGGCGGGTATCTGGTCGGCTATGATATGAAGCCTTCAAAAGAAGTGCCTGAAGAGATGCGACGGGTTATGAACGATACGATTGAAAAGCTACTTCGGAATGGCGACGCCGGGGAGTGCGAGGAGCAGCAGGACCAACTCGGCAAAGAAAAGAAGGATTGAATCATCATGGGCCACATCATCACCCCATCCATGGAACGTGTCGTCGCGGCTATGAAACACCACGCCCAAACCGGCTATTTCGACGGCCACACAACCAACGCCTATTTCGACCATGCCAAATGCCTTCATCCCGAAACTGGCACCCTGCTGCTGTTCACCAGGGATGTCGGCTATCACTCCTGCGGCTGGTTTAAAAACCCGGATTACGAGCGTTGCTATCATCTGTCCCTCAGCTTCTGGGATAAGGAGAACCCCAGGCCCTTCGAGCCACGATTGGCAAGAGTCTGGTGCAAAGCCTTTTTCGGCGATTGGGCCCGCTACATCTGGGAGGAAGGCATGTGGAGGAAAGCACTCAGCGCTGCCGAGTGCCGCCATTATCGGGTCATGTGCAATCCTGCCTGGGAGCCGATCATCCCCCGGAAAGAAGTCTACTCGCGCGAGTTCACCGAGAAGGGATGGCAATCCTGGAGCGCACAAAATTATGAAAAAGGTGAGCTATGACCAGCAAAGAGAAAGATACGCTTCAGAGGATCGATGCACGCATTAGGCAGGCGATAGTTTGCCCCCATTGCGCCGGTACAGGTAAATGCAATTGTTGCGAGTGCAACGAAGATGAAGCAGGGTGCATGGATTACTGTGAGAAATGCGGTGGTATGGCGTTGTTAGAAATCACCCCTAATATGAGGCGGTACCGAGCCTTCCAGCTTGCCGGGCAGCGATACGTTTGCGTTAACTGAAAGGTGCTGATATGTACAAGATCGAGTTACCCGAAAACCTCCGAGAAGTATTTGAGCAACTGAGCGGGATTCCTGTCGAGCAATGGGATGAGGAAAACGATCCCCGGCGAAGCATTTGGGGCAACCTTCGTGAACAAGCCAAGTTGGGAGAACAACAGTTGATTGAACACGGGATATTAACCCACGTTCGTGATCTAACTGTTGAATATCAATTAGCCCCCGTTATGATTGAAGTGGCGCTCCGGGATTATGTCATTACAGAAAGAGTGCTTTGGTTCAGAGACCCGACGGCACGAAACAATCTTCCAAAGTTTAACTGGGAAGGCATACGGTGGCGGGGGTATAAGGTCTATATCCGTGCCCGCCCTTCAACCTTTATCACGTCTTCTGGGAAGCTGATGGAAGTACCTATTGGTTTCGGGGTGCGGATACCTTCTGCCCCTCTTAATCCTGACGAGGAAATGCCTCCTTTTTGGCACGAAGAAATCACGATCCGGTTGCATCCCGTTGGGGTGGTAGTGCCGTTACTCCCAGGAGGCTCTCTTGACCCGGCTTCCGTTGTCAAGCTAATAGAATCGCACATCATGAGCGGGAAAGCGCAGGAAACGGTTGCAAACGATCAAGATAGCGAGGTGAAACATGAGTGACAAATACGCCATCGCAACTTGCCCTTACTGCTACAAACCCATGACAGCCACGAGCTTGCCACCCAATATCGAGTGGCGGTGTTTCAATTGCTTGGCAATGGCAGAACTCCTTGTCAAACCGCCCATACCCGTAACCCCCCGCAATTGGCTGATAATGCCTCGCGTCATGTGGCGACAACGCCGGTATCTAAAACAATGCGCATGGCTTCTCCGCCCTAGAGAGTTGGAACGCTGGTGACTTACAACGGGAATGAACCCGCCTGCGTTGCTATCATGGGTGCGGTCACTCCCGGCTTGATTGCTCCCTACCTCGCATGATAGGATGAGGAAACTGGATAAAGTATAAATATTGGAGAGAAGGGGTACACATACAATGAGTGATCGTCAACCAACTGATGTCGGGTCGGAACCCCCGCTACCCCAAGACAGGCGCAAACAACTTCAAAAGGAAATTGAAGCCTTGGGGCAGTCCCGTCGGGCTGATATGACAGTGCCTGAATCGTATCAAGTAGTCGCCCAGAGTTTGTCCCTGGAAGCGTGGGGGGAAATTGTAAAAAAGGCTGTACAGCAGGCTAAAGACGGCGATGCAGATGCGCGGGATTGGCTGAAGGAGATATTGGACACATGGCCGGTATTTTCTCGAAAATGATACCCTATAGAGCGCGAAAGACCCTGCAATGTTTAGACTGAAGGGGAAGTGGTATGAGAGCAAAGAAGCGTTGCGGCGCAAAAAAAAGGAATGGCAAGCCTTGTAGGACGTGGGGAATGGCGAATGGCAGGTGCCGTTTGCATGGCGGCGCGACCCCCAAGGGCCTAGCTTCCGCCAATTTCGTTCACGGCAGGCATGTCGAGATACTGGATGGGGAGTTTCGTCGGCGTTACCAGCAGGCGATTAATGACCCGGATTTGATCTCGATGAATAGTGAGATTGCCCTGATTGATGTTCGGATCGCTGAGAACCTGGAACGATTGATGGCCGGGGATGGACATGCTGCCGGTTGGTTTACGGACTTGAAAGTAGCGGCAGATATGCTTGAACGTGCTATTCGCCAGGGGGACAGCGATGCTTTTGCGGATATGGCCCATTCGTTGCTGCTCGTAGTTCAGCGAGGCCCTAATGAGGGCGAGCTATGGCAAGAGATGCTGGATTTGATGGAGCAGCGTCGGAAACTGGCGCGAGAGGAACGCCAGCATCGTGTGACCATGCAATTATTCGCAACCGTCGAAGATCAGATGACCCTAGTTTCCCGGTTAGCCTATTTGGTAAAAGCTCATGTTAAAGACCCAAAAGCGCTCCGAGCAATTGCAGCAGGGCTTGATAACATCCTCGGTGCACCAATTACAGCAATCACTACTGGAGGCGGCGGGGGGGAGTGACCAGTTTGAAGCTGACGACGGTATTCTCCGCTTCGTCAGGGAAAAGCTGAAAGCTGAGCCTGCCCCATATCAGGCACGGGTATTGCGAGACTTGCTTACGTATAAGCGTGTTGTGGTCAAAGCCCCGCGAGGTGCTGGGAAGACCACAATCGCTGCGTGGTGTGCGATCTGGGCGTTATATGCCTTCCTGGATGATACGAAGGTAATCCTGACGGCCAGTGTGTGGCGGCAGTTAACCAAGATGTTGATGCCGGAAGTTCGTAAATGGTTGATGAGAACCGATCTCTCCCCTACCCCGATGATCCTGGGCACGGAAGTACGTATCCCCCCTCATAAGGAGCTGTTCTGCGTTGCCAGTGGTAACCCCTGGAACCTGGAAGGAGTTCATGCCAATAATGTTATGATTATCCTTGATGAAGCTAAAAATATTGATGACCCGTTCTTCGATGCTTGGGAGGGGACACTGAGTACCCCCGGCAACCATTACACGCTGATGATCTCTACCCCTGGGCGCATGTCTGGGCGGTTTTACAATATTTGTCGTCGAGCGCCAGGGTTTGAAGACTGGCGCTCCATCCACATCACTTTGCAGGAATGCATTGAGGCCGGACGGATTACACAGGAATGGGCCGACCAGCGTAAACGCCAATGGGGGGAGGACTCTCAACCGTACCGTAACTACGCCCTGGCGGAGTTCCACGATAGTGGCGAGGATAAGGTGATCCCGTTGCACTGGGTTGAAAAGGCAAATGACCGGTGGCGTGAATGTGAGGGTAAATATATCCCCCCGGAATTGGAGGAAGGCGAAGAGCCAGAACCTCCGCGCACGGCCTATGGTGTTGACCCGGCCTATAAGGGTGCCGACAAGACGGCGATTTGCAAGATGGTTGGGCGGGTCGTCTATTGGATCAAATCGTATGACAAGCAGGAGATCATGGAAACTGCCGGGCGCGTCGCTGCGCTTGTCGATAAGGACACCCCTATCGCTGTTGATGCTATTGGCGTGGGGGCCGGGGTCTATTCCCGGCTGGCCGAACTTGAGTATGCCGTTATGGGGGTAAATGTATCCAGGCGGAGCAAGATGCGAGGGCGGAACCGGGAAGAGTTTATGAACCTGCGAAGTGCAATCTGGTGGATGATGCGAGAGGCATTAGACCCGGACAGTGATGATCCAATTGCCCTGCCCCCCGACGACAAACTTTCCGGCGATCTGTGTGCGCCTTCGTGGGAGTACCGAAGTGATGGTAAGATACAGGTAGAAGGGAAAGACGGGCTGAGGGAAAGTCTGGGACGAAGCCCGGATAAGGCTGACGCCCTGGGGCTGACACTGTACGCGGCCAGAGCAGCGCGGAAAGTGGTTTTCGTATAACGTATAAGAGGAGATATATCATGGATGCAAGTCGTGAGCAAGTTGATGAAGCTATTCGGAAAGTGACCGGCGATCAGGCATGGTTGTACAGTTACGATCCTCCCAGCGTGTCCGTCACCAATGGTCAGACGGTGGTTGGTATCGCATTGGACGGGCTTACCCAGTCCGCAGTCGTTACCGCCCTGACCCCTGTAGCGGAAATACTGGGTCTGGACGCCCTGCCCCCGCCCCGAAAGAAGCGACAAACCCGGCCAGCAACACCCGACCCGGCGACCGGATTCCAGGAAACTGGCTCGGTTGAAACCGAAGCATCAGATGGGGTCGAGCCGGAAACTGACGGTGAAGGCTATGGATAACTCGGATGGCCCATGCATTAGGGGGTATTTCATTGTTTGGGGGGCCCCGACCAGACTGATCTGCAAGGCGAATATTTCACCCCGGAAACGAACATCGTTATCCTAGATGAAGCAATGCCTGTTTTTGTGGATGGACTCGATCCAGAGTCCTCAAGAACTGTTCTCGTTGGTATAGCCCGCGTCGTTAAACGCGATGCAGTTGGGCTGTGGGTAGAAACTCAACTTGACGAGGATGCCCTGGTCAGAAAAGGAGTCCAGGGCTTGATAGAACAAGGGCAGTTACATTATGCATCAATGAGTTTTGTCGTTGATAGCGTGGATGGGCAAATTACACGCTGGGTTCCCACTGGGATCACCTTGACCCCATGCCCTGCCGAACCCCGAAATACTGAAGTGATTAAGGGTGAAAATTGGGCAACCGGCGAAGCTCAATCGGAAGGCTAACCCCCTCACAACCTCCGATCATTCTGTCGTAGTGCTTCACTGCGACTTGAATGCTGCGCGGAGATTATTCATACTTGTAAATGAGTGTAGTCTTTCCCGACGAAACTCATTGCGCCGTGTGAATACTCCGCGCACCGTCGCTAAGAAAGCGCATTTTGGTGCGTTGGGGTGTACGACACCTGCCGTTCACTTGTCTGTGCATGGTAACCGTCGTACCCCCTACTGGCGATGGCCGTCTGCGCGATAGGGCCAAGTCCTATACCCCAGACGGCAAGAAACGCGGTCTCACACCGGGCATATACTCAAAAGACAAAACACGCACCACGCGAACCAATGCCATTTCCCGGCGTTCCCCTGGTGGACGGCATGGCTCTTGCGGTGTGTTTTTGTTTTAGAGGAGGCATTGCCCGGTGGAGAACTTGCGTTAAATATCCAATCTGATGCTTTCTTTTATAATCGTTTTGTGGTAAGATTATAAATAAGGTTGGTCGGGCAGGGTAAGCTGGTATTGGACGATACTCTCAGAAGCGCAATTTCGCGTAGACTTGGTCAATTGACCATCATCTGGTTAAAGAGAACAACAGACTGATTGCCCGGCCAGTTCTTCAGAAAAAGGGGCTATGAAATGCCAACAAATCAGATTACCGATCATCAACTAAAACTTGTACGCGACGCTATGGCTTCGCTGGACAGGGAGATATTCAAGCGCCAGCCGGACTTGAACCATAAAGCCGCGCCGTTGGCTCTTGACCATCTCGGTTTTCTTCGGAGCGAGATGGTGAGTATGCTTCCAGGTATCCCCAAATCCCCCGACTCTGAATCGCTAAGGATTGCTATTGAGCGAGGGGGAGACAGCATTAAGAAGGCGAAGGTTTCCTTACGGAGGGTTTTGGCGCGAAGAACCCCTGTCAATGATAGGGATTATCGCCGCCACATGATTATGGCGGTACAGCAGGCAAGGCTTGCGCATCGATATGCTCTGAATTTTAAGCGCAAACAGCGCAACCCTCGCCTATCGCGGCGAAGCGTGATCCGAGCGTATGAACGACGTGTGAAGGTTGTGTCGCCGGAGCAGCGCCGAATGGCGAAAAAGCTACGTTTGTTGGCGCGGGAATGTTACAAGTTAGCGGCTATTTCATCCCCCCGACAAGCACCGGACAAAGCAATTGTCAAGAAAGTGGAAGCCAGGGCAAAGAAGCTGGCTAATGGGCTTAATTCTCTTTGGGTCACTTATCGGACTCAGGCAATCGAGAATGCTAGAGATCGGTTAAATGAGGGCGCCAGGGAAATACGGAAGGTTTATTCGGCGCGTACTCAAAAAGATCAGGTTAAGCAATTTGAAAGTGCCTTATGGTGGATTCGTACTGCTGGAGCCGGACTTGATTTTGAAGCGAAGCAGGTCTTACGGGGCAAAAAGTAGGGTAATGAGGAGCTAGCCAAATGACATACATGGTCGTAAAGCGAAGCAAAAAGTTTGCAGTCCACAAGCGTGGCGCTGATGGCAGGCCGGAGGGAAAGGCAGTCCATACGTGTAGCTCTCAGGATGAGGCTGATGCCCAGAAGTCAGTATTGGATAATGCGATGAAGCAATCGCAGGCGATCTCTGCCAAGTACGGGCACATCGATTTCCGCCCGATCCAGTCAATGGCACATGCGGCCAAGCGCGGCTTGTCGGCGCTGAAGGGCAATGAAGGGCTATCGGTGAGCCATCATGTCAAAACGTTGGCTGGCGATATTGCTGAACGCCGGACGGTGACTCCTCGCGCTATTGCTAAGATGGTCAAGTTCTTCGCTAAGGCGGCCCCAGATGATGATCCCGGTTGGAACAACTCTGATGCGCCGTCAGAGAAGTGGGCGACGTTCATGTGTTACGGGGGTGTCCCCGGTGCTGTGTGGGCGAAGGCTGTGGCTGACCAGATGGAGCGCGGCGGGACGGTGGTGAAAACGATCAACACTTCCGACGCCGGTAGTGTCGGGTTTGGTGTCTCGGATGATGATCGAGCCGATCCTAAATCGGCCTTGCATAATGCCCCGGCCAAGTTTCTCTTGGACTCCCCGGTAAACGTGAAGACAATCAATGCGACCGGGTATGTGTCTGGCGTTGTTCGTAGACGTAACGGTGGAGTTATCTATCACGTCACGTTGGATAATGGCGGTATGGTGACCTGTACTGCTGGGGATATGGCGCATCGCGGAACGGCCATGAAAAAGCGCGATGAAATCCTTCAACTACGGGCGATGGAAACCCGGCTCCGTTTTGTGTTCGATCAAATCAAACGTGGTCGTCAACCGTTCCGCCCGGTAATTCTGAAGCGGTTGCTTCGTGATATGGAGGGCATGTCCAGGCGTAAAGAACTCAAGTGGCCTCAAATGCCAGCGTGGTGGAAAGCCAAAAAGCTGGTTGGGCAGGCTGCCGGTCATGTCAACAAGCGAAAACTGCAAGATGCAGCTTATGCTTTGCGCGATGCAATTAGGCTGGTTCATTCGCTGCAAAAATTCCCTTATACATGGAGTATGCGATCACGGCAAGAGCGGGTGGTCAAGATGTTGGAATCACGCCAGGCGACCCTGGCCGGTAAAGCGGTTGACCCTGTTCCCACCCCTACCCCACCGATCAAAGCTCTGGTCCAATACGGTCAAGCATTCGCTGACCAGTGTGAAGATACCGTGCCTACGGTAGCAGTATTGGAAGAGGCGATGGTGACCACTTACGATTTGGTGGAAGCGGTCGGTCGTAGCGAGGCTCTGCCGGACGAATCGTTCAAGGCTTTGGCCGCCGCTACCTATGACGAAGTGGATGATGAGAGTGCAGCAGCTTGGATGCGTGGTATTTTAGCAGCGATCCCTGGAACGAAAACTGCGGACGCCCCTATCGTCGCCCCGGAGGGTCAGACTTAGGACGGTGATATATGCAACTGCCAGGATTTAAAAGTTTGTCGCAACCGTTCAGATCGCCGACCCATGCTGAATTCACCCCGCAGCGCTATGCCCCCAACCCCAGGACGTGGCAAACCGCCGCAAGGCATGATGTTGCGGTTAAAGCTGATTTGCAGCAGGCGTACAAATCCACGCCTTACAGCCAGTATATCCAGGACTTCATCACCTCTGGGGGATCGACGGAGGGCAATTATAGCGATGACCAGATTGAAGGGGCGTATCGCGCCAGCGTCTATCTGTTCTCAGCTATTCGGCGTGTAGCCAATCTGTTCTCATCTCTTCCCATTATCGGAGAAGTGCGGAAGCAAGGGCAATGGATCGAGTTGCCGGATTCGCATTTGCTGAACAGATTAGCGGGAGCATTCACCCCCCGAATGCTATATGAACTGTATATCACCTATGCACTGCACGGTGAAGTGCTGATATACAAGCGCCAAACCCTAAAGGCCAAACTCGCCAGTACGACCGGACGCCCGATCTCGAAATTTACTGATGGGGCGGTGTCTGGGTTCAACTTGCTTTTGCGTTCCGATTGGGAATTGCGTGAAGACCCCTATACCAACGTTGTGCATGGATTTGATCTTTATGTTCCCAACGCAGAAATTGGTGGCGGGGTCCACATGTTCTCCCCCCAACAGGTAGTGTACTGGCATGATTATGACCCCCGGTATCGCAATCGGGCGACTTCGATGGCATCCCTGGCAATTAACAACGCGGTCACCAACGCAGCTATTGCGCGATGGGCCGCTCATTATTTCATGAGCGGGGCGTTACCCATGTTGATGGTCACTCCATCAGAGGAAGACCCGGCCCATTATACTGAAGTCGATTTGATACGCCACAAAAATCGTTTCGAGCAACTTTGGCGCGGCGTCTTTGGCAAGTTTACTGCGCGTGCTGCTTTCTTTGACCGTAAATTCAATGTCCAGGATGTGGGGGTCACGGCGGATAAGGTGACTGCTCCAGAACTGAACCGGGAAGCTCTGAACGCAATAGCCAGTGTCATCCAGATCGCCCCTGATTTGATCGTTCCTCCTGAAAGTGGTAGCGACAATGCCCGGCATAAGCATCTGATCCTGCAAGCCTATGTTGATGCGGTAGTGCCGGTCGGGGGGCATTTCTTGAGTGCTGTTAACGACAGCCTGGGGTTGGGCGACGAAGCTGGGTTACGGTTGGTCATCGACGAAAAGAATATCCGGGCATTCGATGTCGAGCGGCAATCCCGGTCGGAAACTGAATTGTCAATCTTCCAGGGTGGCGCTCAGGACCTTGGAACTACGCAGGAGCGGTTGGGTATCGAGCAGACCAAGCCTCTGGCTAACTTCGTGATGGTTAACGGTCGTTTCCAATCGGTCGAGCGGATTTTGCGTGATGACAAGATCATCAGCCCCGACCTGTTGCAGCATCTGGGAACAGCCTGGGCTGAAGGCGCTATCAAGCGAAACGAATACCGTAGGTTGTTGGGGGAGTTGCCAAGTGATGAGCCGGACGGATACAAATACGAATTGGTCCCTGACCCGTCTGCCCCCCCGCCGCAAGGTGGGCAACCTCAAGCCTCCCCGCTTGCGCTCCCTCCGCCAAAGGTGGAAACATCGGCAGAGGGTACCGAAACTGAAGCGCTGGGGGAAGCTCCTAAAATGAATGGTACCGACGCGGTGACGGCTGCTACTAATCCAAACCCCTCACCTAATGGTTCACCTCCCCCTACTCCCCCCGCAAAACCGGAAAAGACAGCGCTGGAATCGTCACCGCAGGCTGCCATTCAGGAAGGGGAGCAGAGTACGGAGGTGGAAGAGAAGCAACCGGAAAAATTCAGCCCCCCAGAGTCGGAATCCCAACCGGCCTACATATCCCTACGGATCGGCGAGGATTCGTTGATCCAGACGGTCGCGGCCCAGTTGAAAGCAAAGCTGGCCGGTACGGTGGATGAGAAGCAGTTGTCGCGGGTACATTGGGTCGCCCCGGAATTGTGGCACTGTACATTGGCACATACCCCAGATTGCTCCGATGATGCGTTGGGGCGGGTGGCTGATCTGCTGCCGGGGAATTGGAGAGGTATAAGTCTGCGGATTGATAGCGTTCAGACATTCCAAACGTCGGAAGGGTTGCAGGCAATTACGCTCCGAATAGAACCTGATATTCCCCTGATGGCATTGCAGAGCCGCGTGAGGACGGCTTTAAGCGTCGAACAGGTGAAACCCTCATATTTCAGCCAGGCGGAGCAGTACAAGCCGCATATCACGTTGGCCTATGTTTCCGGGGGAGTACCCATCCCCGACTTGGAAACTCAGGCGATTGTTGCCCCCAATGCAATTACAGTCGGGCGTGACAATTACCAGATGGTACGAGTGATCGAAGTGGCTGACGCAGATAAAGACGGCCACCCCGATACAGCCAATGCCCTGGAATCCCGTGAAACCTACGCCCGGATAACTGAAACACGCCGCCGCCTCCTACGAGCGCAGATGCGCCACTGGAACGCCACCTCAGACATTCCCGGCAATTTGCCGAAGGTGCTGGTAGAAGAAGTGCAGGAAGCCATGGACTCCGGCATCCCAGGCGACATCCTGGAAGCCACAATGGAGGCAATCAATGACGGATACTTTGACGATCATACGGTCTTCATCGAGAACCCGGTACTGCGAAACTTGAAACGCAAACACGAAAAGAAGCAAGGGAAACAGGAAGCGGTACAACCGAACGCGAAAGAAGAACTGAGATCATGGAGAGCATTTGCTATGAAGCGGGGGACGGCCAAATCAGATATTCCCTCCGGTGATATTGCCCCCCGTGATGGTGCCACCTTCAAAGTATCCCGGCTACCCCTGGCTATTGAATTGCAGGTACGCGAACGGTTGAAAGCCGTCGAGAACAAACGCGACATACATGTCGTATTTGATGAAGCCGGGCAAGACCTGGCCGAAACGACTGCCGTCCCGGAAACGGCTGAAGACGGGCTGGTCGCCTGGGCAGAACGCCTGAAAGAATCCGGTGACGAAGACCTGCTGGCACTGCTCGACGATGAACCAGAAGAGAGCGGAAACTGAGGTTTCCCTTTCCAGAAGAAGTATGATATAATCTAGGTAAGCGTAAGTTATATAGAAGGGGAATGACGATGGGAGACCAAATGAAAAAACGCTGGCTTGGAACCACATTACGCCGGGCGACGATCAGCTTAAAGAAAGCGTATGTCGCCCTCAATTCCGCGAATCCAAACATCCATGTAGCTTCGCGGAAAGCGCGTGTTGCCACTGAGGAATTGCATGATATAGTTACCTACCCCGGCGAAAAATATCCCAGATCAGTTGATATGGCTTATCAAGTCGCCGCAGACATTTACCATGATCTAAGGCAGCCCTGGCCTGGGGATACCTCCAATGCTTTTGCGCGAGAAGCGAAGCGCAAAGTAGCGAAGGCCATTAACTGGATTGCAATTGCCCGTACAGAAGTCCGCCACCGCCAGAAAATTTCCGATCTTTTGGAGGTACGTGCCTTGAAAAGATCGCCGCTACTATGCCGCCACTATTGGGATGGACCTGATGACCGAAGTAACTGCTAAGGCTATTCCCGGTGCTGATCGCCTTAGAGCCGTTTTCCGCCGCGTATTGGAAGGCGCGGGGAGATTAGCCGGGCGGAAGCCAGAAGAGCCGCAGGCGGAAGCCCAGACCCGCCAGCAGCGTACTGTGGAGATGGTTGAGCGTTATCAAACCCAGTTCAATGAACGGGTGGATGTCTTGGCGAAACGGGTGACCTCAGGGGAGCTTCCCCTGCGCCAGTTCCGGGCGTTAATGCTCAATGAAATCCGTTACAGCCTCTATACCGGCGCGGCTGCCGGTGCTGGTGGGATCGGTTACCTGACCCCGGAAGATATTCAGCGCGTGGATGAACATACCCGCGCCCAGGCCGTTTACCTGGATAACTGGATCGCCCAGTTGGAACGTGAGCCGGTGGAAGCCCGAAAGGAATCTCGGATTGCTAATCGCGCTCGGATGTATGGCGGCGCGGGGACACAGATAGCCTATGAGACGATGGATAAGAATGTCCACCGAAACTTCCCCGACCTGCCCTTTTACCCGAAAGATAGGACGGATTGCCGGAACAACTGTAAATGCGGGTGGGTCTGGCGGTACGTCGATGCGGTGAAGGGCAATGCTGATGTGGACTGGCAAATGCAACCGGCAGAACATTGCCGGATTTGCATCAACCGGGCGAAGGCATGTAACCCGCTCAAAATCCGTGATTTCAAGATCATCAATATGCCCCCGATGGAGGGGCTTGTGAGGAGAGACTGATGAATGCAGCAAAGATGGAAGACAGGCTAGGCAAGGCTTTAAGAAAAGTTAGAAGGGCGTATAGCTCTATCGACAGTTCTCGGAAAAGCAATCTCGAAGAAGTCTTGATCGATCTGAAGGGGGCGGAACCCCTTTTGAAAACCATCCCTCGTAACATTTCCGAGCAGATGTCGGCTTTGATCGAGGTCGCCTGTACTATGCTGCACGGGGGTGTGCGCGAAGTTGTCCAACTGATGGCTCGTGGTTTTGCAAAGGATAACAGTAGGTATCGGAGGGCGGTTTCTGATCTAAAGAAGAACTTAGAAGAGATTATGATAGCTATCACAGATGCACGCATGATCCTTCGTCCACTGCTGGGATGACCACCTATGACTGACACGAACCAAGTATCATTGGAAGCGTACCGGCTGTCTCTCCGCCCGTACCAAGTCCACATCCTGCAAGATACGGCTGGCGGAGAAGTTTGCTGGATCGCATTGCACCCGGAGTTGCCGGGCTGTCATGCCCAGGGAACTACCCTGTCGGAAGCACAAAACTTGCTGGCAACCCTGCTCCCAGAGTTCATACAGGCGTTGCTGGATGACGGGTTGGACGTGCCCCCGCCGGATACTCAATGCCGTGAAGCAATCATGCGACCACTGTAATCAAAGAGAGCGCCATTACAGCACTCTCGGAGGCATCCTACTTCCAAGTTCTGCCTGGGTTCAGATACCTCAAGCAGTACACACCGCACACACTCGCAAACCTAACCCAAACGTTCACACTGTCCGTAACGAATCGCCCTCACGATAGTATTTCTGCTTGCAGGCTGTGGAGCAGTACAATCTCCTGCTGTTCCGCGTGCGGAAGGGGCGGTCGCAAGCGAGGCAGCGCCGCCGTTTTACCGGGTTCCCCTTACCTGTCGGACGACCTTCGTCCTCTACCGGTTCTGGCTGTTCCCGTTGGGGTTGTGGGCTAAAAAAGGCTCACCGCTTTCGACGACAAGCGCTTCTGACTTTTTGAGACTGGCCGCTACGTCAACCATCCCCGCTGAAGGTGCTGGGAATGCCGGGTCGATGTACCACTGATCGTTGGTAAGTTCCTGGTGGACAAGGGTGCTCCATTCGCTCCGTCCCATCTGGGACATGGCCTGTTCCCGCTCGGCTCTTCCTCGCCCCCGGCCATTCACTTTCATCAGTTGTTCTTTGAGCGCGGTAGCGTAAGCCACCCTCCAGCCAGGATGCTCTTCCGGGTGTTGGTGCGTTTGATCCCATTTGTCTTGGGCATCCTGAAATGCCAGCCGGTTCGCGTGGCGCGTGCGCACCGTATTGAGAATTTGTTCTTTGAGGATGTAGGCTACTCCCAGAACGATCATCGGCGGGAGAATAGCCAGGAGCCAGTCGAAGGCGGTATCTGGCGATGCTAGCTGAATATTGCCGGTCAGGGCGATAGCGGTAGCGGCGGCCATCCCGGAAAAGAGAATGCCGCGACTGGAACGGCTTTTAGCGATGACTGCCAGCGCAAGGCTGAAGATCACCTGGGCCGATTCCGCCAGCAGCACTACGGCGATCCCGGCTGTAGCAACACCTTTGTCGTGGGTTTTGCTGACCGTATCTATCCCAATCGTATTCAAGTTCATCGCGGAGATGTAGAAGGCGGCTGCCAGAGCCAGTGTTGCTAGTCCGGCCACGATCAGTTGAAGCCAACCGGGGAACTCCTGGACAACGGCACGTTTGTATTGTTGCCATTGCGGTTCCCCCCCCATCCCTTTCAGCAGGTTATCCCGCGTCTGGGCACGGGCTTCCAATCTGTCACTTTCTGATAGGCGGTACAGTGTCGCATTTTGCATTTGCATGGTATAATCTCCTCATAGGTCTTTCTGACTGAAATCTGAAGCGCATTCCTCTTGGGGGGTGCGCTTCCTTGCGTTTACTGCTTCTCTATTATGCCACATTATCTTTCGGCTTGCGCTTTCGCCCAATAAGCAGGCATGGCAAAGATGATAGCCTTTGAAGGTCATATCTCCACAGATACAAACCTTCAATTGAAAATCGACCCATTTCCGGGTATCAGGATGCAAGTGGATATTTTCGCTATTCGCAAGATACCAACCGCGTGTATCCGGTTTGCCCAACGCCCGCCCCATGCCACGCCAATCGGCCAGCATTTCACGTCGCGCTTTATCAGGCATTGGCAAGTATTTGATTTCACCACTATCCCGGACATAGCACCAATGTTGCCAATGGTGATCGTTCTTATTCAAATGATGATTGAAGGCCATCAAATATTCTTTATCATGGATATGGCGGGGGTCTACATTTTTGTAGGCAAATCTCCATACATATTCTCTCCACTCAGAGGGGGAGAACTTGCTCAAATCGTGAACGATACCGCGCCAATATAACCCGTCCAGCCAACATTCCAGCAACACAAACCACTTATGGCGCATGATGTATTTGAAGTATTGCCAATGTCTTCTCATCGTCTTACGCCTTTTGATTCCGCTATCTCTGAGTCGCAATTATCTGGGTCATCAATCCACACAATTGCAATTACGACCATTGAATGTCCACGTCGCTCGGTTTTGTCAAAATCAATCCGCAGAGAACTTGGAAATCGAGAGCGTATGACATCCATAGCACTGGGGATAGTATCTTCATCAAAGCGCCCAGGGTGAATATATTCGATAGTCAAATGAATTACATCTTTCATTATTCTGCTCATCCCATCATCCTCTTCTTTCCAACTCCTTTTGAATACCGCTTACCACCTGTTGCTGATTGTGTTTAAGTTTATCAATCAACGACATCAGCCCTTCTATATGTTTTTGGGTGTCGTTGGCTCGCCGCTCTAAGAACTCCACCCGTTCTCTCAAATCATCAATTTCGGCTTTTTGGTACATCATCATGCCCTACCTTTATAATATTCGTTCACCTTGCGTTTACTGCTTCTCTATTATGCCACAATTGCAACGGTATGACAATTCGTTGTACACTAAGGCATGACCAAGGAACAAACTCCACGCATTACGGGCTTTACATGGAGAAATAATGCCGCGAAGAAAGCAACTGAAAACCATTGTCCTGAACGCCAATCAGCCGACGACCTTACGGGCGGCTCAGGCACGGATAGCCAAGTCACGAGAACGATTGAGGCGGCTCCCAAACAAAGTCATGCAGCGTACTGCCTCCCAGATACGAATACGTGTGATGGGGCCGATGTTGCGGGAATTGCGCCGCTACCCTCCCCGTCAAAAAGGCATGAAGATGCGCTGGAAAAGTCCCAAGCAAAGGCGGTATGTCTTGATGATGTTACGCCGGGACGCGATTCGGCGCGGTACCCCTGATGACATCAGTTATCGTCGTAAAGGTGCGCTCGGCAGGGGATGGAATTATACCCTGACAGCCGGGCGCACAAAGTTGAAGTTGCGGTTGGGCAATACCGCCATATCAACCTGGGGGAAGGGGGAGACGCGCTACTATATTTTTGTGGTAGGAGGTTTCGGGTTTGGGAAATCCGCCCGGTCATCCCGGCGATACCGGCAACCGATCCAACCGTTCCACAAAGATCGAGGTTGGAAACCGGCTTTCCCTACCATTCAACACTACGTAGGAGAGGCCCATGCATTATCCGGGGAAGTGCTGGCTACGGAACTTGAGGCGGTCGCGCCATGAGTAACAACCGCAGTTCCAGCATTAACGACAAAATTTCCAAAACCCAACTGCGGTTGCAGATGGAGGCTATTCGACGGGCTTATCTTCAAGAATTACGCGAGATTGACAAATTGGATTTCGATCGTCTTCCCGCCGCTTTGAAGGCATATTTTGAGTCAGTTCGCCGGGGGCGGTGGCAGGCTGTCCGGGCAATAGAGAGAGCGTACAAGTTGAAACCGGCCAAGAAAACCAAATAAAATTGGGGGGTTGCGCAATCCCCTTTGTTTGTGGTAGGCTGAAATCGAGTTTGTTTTTGGTCTGCGTACAAATGTGCCCCGACCTGTATTACTCATACAGGTTGGGGCTTTTGTTTTTTCAGGAGGCTCCCCTATGGTTGCACCCCCCGGTACAATGGTTCATCACCCTGGATTACGAGTCAAGGCACGACCGTTAGGCAATGGCCTTGTCGAGGGTTACCTGATTGCCTGGGGAAAATCAACGGATGCGGATTTAGAAGGTCAGTTTTTCACCCCCCGAACTGAGTTACGTCTGGACTATTTTCCTGATTACCCTCTGCTATTTCATCATGGTTTCGACGGCAAGTTGGGTCTTGATCCAATCGGGAGGGTCAAGACATTGAAGCGTGATGATGTTGGGTTATGGGTGCAGGCGCAAATTGATCTCGCCAACAAATATGCCCGTGAAGTCTACGGGACGATCAAGCAGCATCAGTTCGGTTGGTCATCGGGAAGCATTGACCATCTGGTGAAAATTGCACCTGACGGAGAGATTTTAGTATGGCCTCTATTCGAGGGAAGCATTACGCCCACACCGGCGCAACCGCATAAAACTACGGTACGGGCAATGAAGGCAGTCTTGCCGGAATCTGACCCTGTGCATGTTTACCTCGCACAGATGGAAGGCATATCTACGAAGTCAACACAAATTGAAGGAGAACCACCAATGCCACGAAAAAGCACGTTGCAATTTGTTCGCAATACCCTGAAAACTTATGGGTATCGAGCTACTGAAGAAGATGTGGAGGCTATTGCCGCCGATCTTGATGAAGATGATACCGTGATGATGGACGGTCTCGACGAAGACGACGACGCCGTGTCGATGGACGGTCTCGACGATGATGACGACGCCGTGTCGATGGACGGTCTCGACGAAGACGACGACGCCGTGATGATGGACGGTCTTGATGATGATGAAGACGCCGTGATGATGGACGGTCTTGATGAAGACGACGACGCTGTGATGGCCGAACTCGACGATGATGAAGCGGTCGAAGCTATGATGGCCGAACTCGACGATGATGAAGCGGGAGAAAAAAGTTTCCGTGCCATGATGAAAAAGTTGGCCCGTCGTCGTCGATCAAAGGCGCGTACAAAGACACGGGGCCGCAAATCCTACACCGAGAAACTTGAAGACCGTGTTGCCCAATTGGAGCAGATGACCGCTCCCGGTGAAGACCAGGTAGGGCAGGGGCGCGTCCGGGTTGTCCAGGATGCTGCCGACCAGCCAAAGGCGTACAAGTCAGCATTCGTACAATATATCCGTTTCGGTCTGCCCAATATGAACGAAACCCAGCGTTATATCCTGCGGAGTGGCGAAAGGGATATGGGGAGCGCTGATAGCCATCGCAATTCTGATGGTCAGGCGATCAAGGCGCTCAACACCAGCACATCAGGCAGTATCGGGTTTGCTGTCCCTGACGATTTTGTGCGCGAACTGAATCGTAACATCATGGTCGATGCAGTTACTGCGGCGGAATGTAAAGTTCGCCAAACGTCAAGTGATCGGGTTCTGATCCCTGATCTGATTACGTCTGATGGCCGTCGTGCCTATTCAGGTAGCGTTAGTTGGCCTGGGGAATCTCCTGCCAACCAAGCAGCTTCAGCCATCTCGGAAATCACCTTGGGGCAAATCCAATTGCCTATCCATGTATCGCTTGTCAGTACCACATCAACTCTATCCGCGCTGGAAGACGCCGCCTTCGATCTGCAAGAGATGATCTCCGAATCATTCGCAGAGGCCATTGCCAAGGAATATGAGGAGTTGATTTGGGGTGGTGACGGCCAGGGTAAAATGTCGGGGATTGTCAATGATACCCGCGTCACCGGATCGGCCAGCACCGCCGTTTCCAGTGTCTCCGGTTACCTTGCCAGTGGGAAAGCCGCGACCATGGATGACCCAGATGTTATTCGAAGTATGCTGCTTCAGCTACCGCCCGGATACCGCAAGCGTGCCAAATGGTTCATGAACTCCAATACTGCCGACATCATTGCTCAGATCAAAGATGCTAACGGTCGTTATCTGTGGGGCGATGACCAAGGCTTGAACCAGGGCATCCCCGCATCGCTTTTGAACCGCCCGATTGTCTACAACGAATTCGCTGACGACATCGCCGCCAACGCTTTCCCGCTCATTCTGGGCGATTTGAGCCGTGGCTACACCATCGGCAAGCGGATAGAATTCAGCATTCGACGGTTTGACGATAGCGCCTATGCAGTACAGGATCAGGCGCTCTTTTTAGGACGCGCACGATTGGGTGGGCAGGTAACCCAACCGGCTGCGATCAAAGTCCTCAAGATCGCCACTAGCTAGGAGTACAAACACAATGGCTTACAGAACACTGCATGACGAGACACAAATCAGGTTGCTGGGGCAAGCCCTGAGCGGAAGCTATACCCAATCATGGTCAAAGGTTTTTGCTGACGCCGAACGGATTGTCTACATGCTAATTTCGCACGCATCTTGCGATGTTGAGGTAGATATATCTATTGCAACAGACAGTTCCGGTACGAGCGCGGAAGATATTTTGACCGCCGCCGTAACCGCCGATACCGCCGGGCGTATCTATACGTTCGAGATAGATGCGGCCCAAATCACTGCCGCGAAAAGGTATGTCAGCCTCAAGGTGACCCTGAGCGGCGGGACATACTCGCTGGTCGAAATCAAACGTGGTCTCCGCAACCAGGGGAACATCACCCAAGATAGCACTTGGGATACTCAGACATCCCAGCTTGGATAGGAGCGTGACCCATGAGTAATGTAAATATTGCAGGACGGCAAATGGGCGACGAAATGGGATTACGGGATAATACCCCCGTCCCGTTGGAGTTTCATTATGAGGCGCTTGCTTCATTACTGTCAAACGCCGGGTCGCACAACCACGTCGGCTATTTCGACGATTTCCTGGGCGATACCATGAAGGCGGAATGGGCAACCGATTTGTCCACTTCCTCGACGGCTACGCTGAACCAGCAAGCTGCCGGGGCAATCCGGCTCACTACCCATACCGATGACAATGCCAATGCGACGCTTTGTTTGGGGTTACATTGGCTGGTCAGTTCCGGCCCGATCATCTTCCGCGCTCGTGTTAAGCAGATCACTGCGATTACCTTGCGTGGTGTTGAGATCGGGTTGTCCGATGCCCTGTCCGAAACCAATGGTCAGGCGTTCACCTCACATACCACGCCGACGGCGGTAGCCGATGACGCAGCGTTGTTCGGGTTCAATCATGACGATACGTCGGTCATCTTTTCGGCGGTATCGGTCAACGGGGGAGGGACAGAACAAGGCGATGACCTGACGGCTGCTCCCTCTACGGCCTATAGTGATTTTTCCATTGTGATTGATGCAGCCGGGAATGCCTATTTCTACACCGGTCAGACTCCGACGCTGGTAGCGACACATGCTTTGGCAGTGGCGACTACGGCGCTGTTGACCCCCTGGATCAGTATCACCAATCTGACCGCAACCTCAGCCAGGGCAATGGATGTTGATTACGTCGTTATTGGCTCGACCCGGTAAGTTCAAGGAACAACGGCGATGTTGTCTTACGCAAGGTATAACGATTACTTGCGGATGAAAGTAATCGACGAGACTACTCCCAATGCGGCTGAGGTACGCAAAATCTCAGATTATCTTCGCCGGGCAACCCAGTACATTGACCGGGTAACCCGGCGAAGGTTCTCCCCGCATTATGAGGTGCGGAGATTCCATGTGCCGATGGAGTTTCTTGATCTTCGTTTGCACACTATGTCAGATGAAGACCTGGATGTCCGGTACGATTTGTTACAGGCAGACCGGGTGCAGGTGACGATGGGTACGGTTGTCGATACCCTGGAAGAGGTTCCTGGCGGAGGGATGGCAATATCTGACGTGACGATCACGGTAACTGACGTGGACGGGAATGACGCTAATGGAAACCAGCGTATTTCTGTCGGGGATGTGCTGGAGATTGCCAATGAAGCCCTGCTGGTTCGGGAGATCGACACCAGCACCAATGTCGTCACAGTGAAACGGGCGGTCTTTGATACCCAAGCCGCGACCCATGCGGCTACGACCACTATCAACAAACGGAACCTGAATACGTTGGTGGGGGGGGTGGATTACCACCTGATTGAATACAATGTACAGCCAAAATGGGGGATTCGATTAGTCTGGCCGAATTTATGGTCAGGCGGAATCCTGACCGGCCTGACAAGGTACTCTCCATCTATCTATATCAGTGGATGGTGGGGGTACAACGAACAATATGAAGATGCCTGGGTGGATACCCTGGAAACAGTTGAAGCCGGAGGAATAGTCGCCGGCGATACGGAACTAACCTTCGACGACGTGGACGGTACAGATGATGTAGGAATCACCCGTTTTGAAACAAACGATCTGCTGCGCATTGAGGATGAATTGTTGTGGGTGGTCAGCACTGACACCGATACTAACAAAATCATAGTTCGTCGGGGAAGGCACGGCACTCTGGCAACGGCGCATTCCGCAACCACACCTGTATACCGATATGAAGTCCCATTGACTATTCTGGAATCGTGCTTGGCTATCGCTAAAACATGGCTTGATGCTGACAGTAGCGTCGGCGGTCGCCAGGGCGTTTCAGATATGTCTACCGGAGTTGAGTTGTCTATTCCAAAGGACATCGCCACGATCTTAGAACTCCATACCCGATCAATAATGTAAGGAGTAAGTGATGAACCCGAAGTTGAGATCAGAAATCAGAGTAGTGATAAAAGCGGAAATAAGGGCCGCTAAGTTCGGGGGGCCAAGGATGAAGAAAGTCTTTACGAGGTGGAAGCGTTATTCAAATCTAGTTAATGGCGGTCGGCGTGGTTCCAAACAACATATCCGGTTCATACTGAGAGGGTTGAAGGAGGATGACCGAACGCTTCAAGAAATAGACCCAAACGCCACAGCAATCCTCGTCCAACACTCAAGGCAGGTACAGCGTGCCTATGAGGAGGTATTGCGTTGGGGGCCGGAGACTAAGATGGGACAACGCGAAGCTGTTTTTGCGGCCCGAAAATTGACCAAATTGGTACGGGCCATGCGGGTAATGAGACCTGGGCTATGACCCCATGACGCTCATCCTGACAGTAGCGTCGGCGGTCGCCAGGGCGTTTCAGATATGTCTACCGGAGTTGAGTTGTCTATTCCAAAGGATATCGCCACGATCTTGCGTATCCATACCCGATCAATAATGTAAGGAGTAAATGATGAACCCGCAATTAAGAGCAGAAATCAGAGTAATGGTAAAAGCGGAGATGCGTGCCATTAAGTATGGCGAAAAGAAAATGAAAATGGCCCTGCGAAAGCTAAACATCTTATATGCTTTGGCTAGAGGGCCCAACGCAAGATCGGATGAGGAAATCCATCGGATACTAATCCAAGTGCTACCGGTAGTTGAACAGTTGCTCTTGGGGTCAGGGCTTTTTCCAAGTTCAAGCACCGAGCTTGTCCGCTATTCAAAAGAGGCTAGAAATCACTTCCAGCGCAGCTTAAGGGCGATACCGGGAGAAAGTCGGGCCAAACCCGAATATGCGAAAGGGTTGCGGTCCTTGCATCTCCTTTATCGCCGAACACAGCAAATTTCTGGGCGTAAAAGATAACCCCATGACGCTGATCCTGACTGCACCCCAGCGACTGGCTATCATGGCAAAGGATTCGGATACCCGTTTCGTGTTCGCTACTGACAAATTTGTCGCGACATTAGACGATTCGCAGCGTCCGGCGGCATTGATTTTAGTGGGAAGCGGGGATTACCCCCCCGTCGCGTCCCAGGTGGAGAAGCCAACCGAAATCTACACTATTGAAATCCATGGGAAGAAGTTCGGGCAAGGCGCTGTAACTGATGCGGAAGCGGAGACGGAAAACCGATCACTGACCGCGTCGGTGATTACCTATTTCATCAAGCGGTCGCAGTTACAATTCAGCAATACTCGTACCCTGGAAGCTGCGGACTTGCCTGCGCTGGCGGGGGTAGAGTCGTTTCGTTTACGCCGAGATGTTCTAGTCCCTCTGGAAAAAGGAAACGAATCTCCGTTCTGGGGATGTGTAATCACTGTGACAATCGTAACGATCGAGCAGGCGTTGGAAGTCTTAGTTTGATCGACATAGTAAGGAGATAAATCACAATGGCAATGATTAAAAAGGGTGGAGCACACGGCCTCTGGAAAGTGCTGGTGCAACTGACCGGCAGTGACGGCATTTCGTATGGGATTGCCGGGTCAGGTATCGCTGACGGGGTGACCACACTCCCCCTCGTATTGGATTACCCCAAACAAAGCAACATCCCATTGCCAGATCGCACCACCATCGATTTCACGGGGGGCGATACTTGGATCACATCGTTTCAATATGGGATGACTTCGCTGGGATCGTTTGAATTCACGATGCAGGATTTGGACGCAGATTTGATAGCGTTGGTCACTGGGACTAATGTCAACCAAGTGACTAACGACGAGTGGACGGAATTAACTGAGGACCCGATGGCCGAAGATCGCCCACAGGTATCCCTGATGTTCATCTACCGGATGCAATCGTTCGAGGTGGCAACTTTCGGGCAAACCTATTATATCCAGACAGTTGTCCCACGTTGTTGGTGTGCACCGAAGGGCTTGCAAAACGCGCCGGCATTCCAGTCGGCGGGAGACTATGCGTTCCAGGTGACACCCAGTAGCGCTGGGCGAAGGCTGAACGGAGAACCGTTCTCCACCAATCTGGGCGCGACCAACAATACCCTGAGCCACTACCATTTAATATCCGCCAATCCGCTTTACATGGCGACCCATCGGGTGACTGGCACTGACGCCAGCATTATCGGAGCCTATGAACCAATATCCTCAGTTGTGGGGTCGGCTGGTAGTACCAAATGCCATCTGGTAAAATATGTGGTGGCGACGGATACCGCAACCCAAGGTGTGGCTGACACGATCACGACAGCCACCGCTACGATTGCCGTTGGAACAGCGCTGACCGTTGCTGCGACTAACGTCCTTACCGCGCTCTACGAGACGGCCTACGTTGCCGTATAGGAAGGATCAATTATGAAATCTGAGGAAATGGAAGCCAAGGAAATTGGGTTCGAGGACATAACCGGGACGTGCAATGAAGCCGGGAATGCGGTAACATGGCCGAAACGATATGCAACCGGCGCATTGTTCACCCGGCAAAAAGGGCAACCGCTCACTACTTGCCGAATAGGGACCAGCCTTTTTTATCTATTGCCTATCGGGGTTGGCGCTCTCCCGCCAGAAGAACGGGACACGATTGTTGCCTGGGCAGAAGGCCAGGAGAAAGCGGTTAGCGTTCGTAAACCTGCGGCTGGCAAAAAGCACGATGCGTAAAGACCATGCCCCGGCTTTCGCTGGGGCATAAGAAAAGAGGAGAAACATATGCCACTACAACGAAAGCCAAGCCGAACTAACAGCGTCGCCTTCCTGCACGGGATGGTTACCGGCGAATTTGCCGCTTACCGTACCTATGACACCGATCTGCAATCCCAGGCGCTGGCACGCCGACTCTGCGAATATGAAGGCGTGGATTCTATTTCTACGGATGACCAAGGCAGACGAGTCTACATCGAATTATATGCAGACTGCATTACCCTCACGCAATCGCTCATATTCGACTGGCACGAAGATACCCCGGATGATATTCAGGGGCTGGAGCAACTGTGGAATATGGTCATTGGAATGCGCACCCCGGAAGAATGTTTTGCATTCTTCAAAGAACGCATCGGCAACCACATCCTTTACGGGCGTACAGCCAGCCGCAGCCTTCCCGATGGGGTAGCAGGGTGGCGACAAGCTCTGTATGAAGCCCTGGTGGTATGGACGCCTCCCCCAGAATGGAAATTGGAGGCCGAGCTAACCCCGGAAGAGGCGGCAGACCCTTTCTCAGGGAACGCCGCAAGCAAGTCCGAGTAAACTTGGTCGGCTGGCTTCAAGATGCGGGAACCGCGAGAGAGACGTATGGGGTTGGGGATGATTGGAGATTCGATCACCCCGTAAGCGTAGTGCAACGAGGCTGGCAGCTATATCGTGCCAGCAAGTATTCTCGTATCCCTACCTACGACGAAGCTGTAGCACATGATCCCAAGTGGGTATCCGATCTAATGCTGATGCAGGAACTGTATGAGTGGACACACCGGGACAATAGCAGATGACCCCCTGATTTTAGGGGGTTAAAGGTATGGACTTTTTTTTAGAACTGTGTTATACTGTAAGCAAGGCTAGATTATATAGGGAGTGAGAGCGATGCCAGTAAATACGATAGCGATTGCATTAATCGAATCATTGATTGATTGCTCCAACTATAGCGAGGAGACAAAAGAATTCACCAAAAAGGGCGTTGCTGCAATCAATGCGGACATGGGAGAGACCGCGCAATTTTGCGTCGATAACGAGTTGCTAACTGCACTCGAATTTGAGAGCATGTATAAGCAACTCGCCGATACGATCACCCAGGCAATCGTCTGTAGAATGCATAGCGAGCGAGAGACCGAATAAAAGAATCTATCCCCCACCGCCCCACGCCCGGCATCGAGCAACACCGCCGGGTTTAAACGGACGACGAAAGGAACTATTATGTCCAAATCTATAGGTACAAAAATGATAGAGTGTGGTGTGGATTGGGGAAACGCTCCGAGATTTACACGACCATTTAGATCAATATGCCGAGTATCTGGCAATAAAACGATAGCACCGAAAGGAGAACAGAAATGGCGAAATTTATAGTTTGTGTGAATGCGCCAGGAACACCCCCGGAAAGTGAACCAGGGGAATTCGATACCCTCAAAATTGCGTTGGATTCGGCCAGTGAGGATATTGACGTTTATATCGAAGATGGCTGGGAATGGGAACAGTGGGTGGATTACCCCCTGGCTGATGATGCGCTCCTGGTTGGAGAATTCCCAGACGGGTTACCCGACGGGTTGCAGATTCAACTGGGGCAGTTAACATCGCCCTGGTCAGCTACCCCCAATGTTGTTGTCAGCGTTATGCATTTCGAGTAGCTATCATGAAAATCGTACCGAACGTTTAGAAACAGGAGATGAGAACGAAGATGAACAAGACGAAGCAGTGTAATGGATGCGGCAAAGATACACCTATCGGCATCATTCATGACTACGAGAGGTATTGCTATTGCTCACAATGTGAGAAGGAACGTAACGACCCACGTGCCAAGCCAAAGGTGGTTGAATATATCGGCGGCGTTAGGGGTATACATCCTGGTGCTAGAGACGGGGCTTTTTTCCTGGAGAGGTGTGGTTTTCAACCGCAAGACTGGCGTGGGATCATTGTCTTTGTCCGCGAAAGCGATAGCTCTCCAATGGGAAATATCGCCATTATCACAACTGATGGAGTCGTTGTTGTGGTAAACGGGCGACATGAATTGGAAGATTTGCTGTTCAATTGCCCCGACTTCATGGAAAACCCCATCACCGAAAACCTGCCAGGCACCATTGATTCGCTGCATCCAGAGCAGTACGATATGGCTCTAACAGCTTGGCTAACACGGGATTTAGACATATGAACCGACCGGCAGAACTATGCTACGAAGCCACACCCGGCGAGGTTATAGGAGATCGCAAACGATTCTGGGTGTAAGCCAAACGCCACGTGGTAGCGTGGCGCGATCTGGCTGAAATGGGCAGGATTGCATCCTAAGAAAATTGTACCATAACAACCCCCATAAACATAAAGCCCAGTATATTTTTACCGGGCTTTATGTTTTAAGGCCGCTTTGGGCTTTCAGGGGCTACTACCGGAATACTATCCCCCGGAAAAAATCGAACTTATATTTGAGCTTATATTCGCATTCTTCCTGTTCGGCTTGATGCTGGTGATAAGCGTCCAGCGCCGCCAGTCCCTTTTCAGTTACCCTGCACGAGTCTTGCCAGCGCCGGGCGCGGAAATAGCCGGTTTCTATCAACTTGTTACGTTCCAGGCGCTTGAGAACTGATCCCGGCTCATCGACAGAATAGTATGGGATCAGGTGTTCGTCGCGTTGTTGAATGATAGCCACCAGTGCATCCGCTTCAGCCGGAGTCAACTCCCCTCGCTTATCCATCGAGAACACCTTCCTGGCTGGGGGTTGATAAACGCAATTGTAGCGCTTTTGTTACGGCTAACACCTGGGCCGCTTTGGACCCGTTGACGGCAACACCGAGGCGGGAAGCCAGTTCATTGAATTTCAATGACCGGAATTGGTGGATCAGCAAGGAACTACGCTCCCCGCCCCATGTCGCACCCATCTTCATCAGGCAGTGCCAGTCGCCGGGAACCGTCCACTCATGAATTGCCAATTCCCCTCTCACCGCATTGGCGATCATGGATTTGGCGAACGGTGCGTTGTAGGCCAACACAGATTTCCCTTCTAGCAACGCCTTCACCTTATCGGCGATGTCGGCGAAGCGCGGGGCATGGAGCAGGTCGGCCTCGCTGATTCCATGCACAGCTTCAGCTTCCGGGTGGATTTGAGCTTCGGGGAAAAGCATCGTATCCATTAGGGTAACCCCTGCCTGGTCGATGATAGTCAATTTCACCGGTTCGTCTTTCTTGATGTTTATGCCGGTCGTTTCCGACGAAATAGCCACAAAGTCATCGCCAATCGCTGCCAATTCAGCCTTCAACTGCACCAGGGCTTCGCTGTGGTTGAGTTCCGGCTGCGCCAATTGCGACCAGTTGATGTATGTCTTGTGGGATTGGGTAATATCAAACTCGGTATCGGGACACAGTTCCATGATGATGGGGTTGGTATCCCGTGCCGCCAGCAGTGCATCCATATCCACCTTCAGAAATTGGGAGAATACGGTTGGCGCGGCCAACGCTAACTTTGCTAGCTTGAGTGCGGTGGCCGTTTCGTCGGCTAGAACCAGGGACGATGTGGGGGTAATGCGATAATACCGGGTATCCAGAGCAATTTGCTCCTCCCCAGCCTGCTGGAGCAAGGCGCGAGCCTTACGCTCCAGACTTTTCTTTTCATTGGCGGCGGATTTCTTGGACACCAAGGCTTCGGCTATTTCCGGCTGGGCTTTAAATGCATCTTCCAGAGCCTTGAAAGCCTCCTTAGTTTCCTTTTCGGCTTTGTGGGCTTCGTGCAGTTGCGGCGCTAAGGCACGCAAGTCCTTCAATACGGTTTGTTCGGTCATGTCATCTCTCCTGTTAGACGCCATAGGTCTCGCGTCGTCGCTTGTCAACACAATCTTGCACAGATACAAATCTCAGTGTTTCCGCATGGGTGATCTCGCTTACCCTCAGCCCCACTCCCAATTCGACCAACTTGACTGTCACTGGGAACTCGGCGGAAACTTCGTCCAGCGTATACCCGCAATCCTCGATGGACTGGATATGCTCACTCCATAACGAAATGCGTACTGTCTCGTTATCTCCCAACACTACATCAGCAAATGCACGATCTTTTTTGCGAGGACCGCGCCTCCCCCGTTTGAAAATGGGGGAGGACTCGATGCGGATGATGTCTACCGGTCGAGCTTCACGCGGCAGTGTTGGGAGGTTTTCTAAAAAGGGATGTCTTCAGGCGACAACCCTCCCTTTGCGACCACAAAATTGTCGCCCTTTTCTTCCCAGGTTTCGCTGCGAATATTCAGCCCGTAGGGGAGTTCGCGCTGTTCGCCTTTATGTTTCGGCCAGCTTTTAACGATTTCCTTCCATTTCCCGCCAACGGAATGGAAAGCAGTTCGGTGTAATACCCGGACGGTAACCCCGCCAGATGGGGAGGTATGATTGCAATGCAGTTCCGTGTACTGTCCCCGGTAGGTGTAATGGGTGGCGGTCAGGGCCAGCTTCCGCTCGATAGCCAGAGCGCGGAGAGCAACGCTGGCTTCATTACGGTTGGGGAAATCGCGCCATGAGGGTTTGCCCAGGATTTCCAATGCTTCCTGACCGGCTTCCTCAATATCCCCGGCATCAAAACCGTAGCACTGCGCTTCCTCATTCAGCGCGTGTTCATCGAAATCAGTCCATGCCTCAGTTTCTTCGGTCGGGGCAGTCTCTTCCCCGGTCGGGGGAATCTCTTCCGGCGGGGTAGGGGGTGACCCGGCAGGGCGGGTGAACGCTTGCCAGATAGCTTCCAGGGCATCGGCCCGTGACGAGAACTTTTTCAGCGCATCCATATCAGAACGCGATTCCATCCCGACTAGTTCCTGCACGCGCTTGGCGGGGCAGTCCGGGTCTTCGATTTTCTCCCGGAATTCCAGGCACAGTCGATCTAGTGCCGCCAAACACGGCCAGGGTAAATTCGCCAGAGCTTTCTTGGCGGCAACAACATCAGCAAATTGACCCCACAGTTCCAGGTCAGTAGGTTGCCGGTCGCCCAACTTGTTGCCGAAAGCTAACCGGGCGATACCTTCCGCCGGGTAGTCGGGGTTGCCGAGGAATTTGCGAAAATCAACCATCATCTGATCGACGGTAGTTGGGGACGGCCACGCTTCCGGGTCTTTCCCGGCGGGTTTCCCGTTTTGTTTACGACTCTTCTGATTCCCGCCGCTTCGGTTTCCGCTCGGCTTCTGACCGTTTCGCTGGACAATCCGCTCCCCATTTTCATCCAGGTCGGGCAGATCGCCGCGAGGGATCATTAACAGGTGGCAGAGGAAATACTTGGTCGCCAGGGAATGTATTTTCGCCAATGTTTTCTCATCACGGACAGAATATTCCCCGCCCTGCTTGCTGCCTTTCTTGGTGGTCGTATGTATCCCTTCGCCGACCCAGGGGCACCGGATCGTTTCGCCGGTTTCGCAATCGATGATTGCATATTCGTAGAATACCAAGAATCTGGTGTCATTTTCATCGATTTTGGTGATTTCAGGAGTAAAAGCCAGACCATGCTTTGACATTAATGGCTGGACTTCTTCGTAGACTGCATCGACACTGGCATAAGCGAAACCCATACCGTGTTGTTTGTCCTTGCCTACTATCCCCAGATCGCCCATTATCGCCGCCAGTTTCACGGCGACCTTGGCGCTACTTATTGCGGTTGTTGCCGCCGGTAATTCTCTTATGACCATGACGGGTCTCCCTGTAAAATCTGTTTGATGCTACCGGATGGGGGGATGGAATATCGCCGCCGAACCACCATTTGGGCCGCCAAATATTGCCGTTCGGCCTCTCGGTATTCCGGGCTGCTTTTCGGGTGTTGTCTCATTTCCCGTGCGGCTACTTGGAGCCGAATGCGGGGGTTGCCTGGATATTTCATTGGGTTCATCATCCCTTTCACTATCCTCCATTTGAGGTGCAGCAATCAAGCCGCAATGAAAAACCATTGACAGGAACGATGGAGCATGTCATACTGCATACAATCTTGGATTGCCCGACGCGATCCTATCACCGATATTCGCAAAAGGTACTGTTGTTCGCAGTGCCTTTTTTGATTATTTTGAAAGACAATGACTCTTGCCTTTCCTATAGCTATATCATATTATACTTCTTAGAATATGTATAGTCCCAATCCCTCTATTTTTGGGAGGCAAGTATGTCGAAGAAAACTACCAGAAGATTGTCCGTTTGCCCAGATACGCAGCACCGGATTCGGGAATTCTGTCGTGGAGCAGGGATAACCTACGATATGGCGATCCATTATCTCCTGGATGCAATCGGCCAGGGTCGGGAGGACATTGAAGCCGGGATGAACCTCCGCAATGACATTGATGCCTGGGAACGACAAAACGAGAAAGAGGCATAGCATGGCTGCTGAACCGACTGAACTAGACTGGCGTAACATCGACGACCTGGAAGTGTGGGAGGACAATCCAAACGAAGGAGATATCGGAGGAATCATCACCTCAATTTTGAGGTTTGGGTTCCAGGACGAACTGAATGTCTGGGCCGGTGAAATAATGGCCGGGAACCATCGTAAAAAGGCGTTACTGGTTATACGAGCAATGCATAATAGAGGGGAAGACCGGGAACGCATCGATACTGCGATCAAGAAAAGTAAACGGTTGCGAGTCGATGAGGGCATATGGCAGGTATCTGTCTGCGATATTTCCCACCTGGACACGCGAGAAGAAGCGATTGGATATGCATTGGCCGAGAATCAAACAGGCCGCCGGGGGCGAGATAACCCCAATGCCCTTATCCCATTGCTGGAAGCCTTACGTGGATGCGATTTGACGATCTACGAAGCGACCGGATTTGATGATGATTTGCTCAATGATGCTATTGAGCAAATGAAGCGTGACGGAGACTACACTGGCGCGTTCGAAGACAAAAAGACCGTTGACGACACCTCCGACGACTTTGATGGGGGTGGGGCAGATTTTATGATCTATGTATCTTTCAAAGACGAAGACGAATTCTTTCGAGGATTAAAGGCATTGTCCCTTGGGGATCGCACCGAACGGCGCGAAGGCACGCGCTATGCCGCCCTGGATGGAACTGAGTTGCTGGCCGACTGGGAAAAGATTGTGGGGCAGGGCGATTAATTCTCCTCCGTAGTCAAAAGGTAAGCATATGCCATACCAAGCCCTTCTCCTATATACAAGTACCCCATTTCCCGATTGCCAGATTCAACCTCAATCATCCCCTCACTAACGTATTCCCAGATGCTCCATTCCAATTCGCAGGCATCCGGGGCAGGGGTATATTCAATATACTCTACCACGTAGGCGTAGCCCAGAGAAGTGTTCATGCTGTTGATGTAATCACTTCTGATCTGCCCCTGAATATCGAGCCAATCTTCATCGACCTGGCAGAAGTATCCGGGAGCATTCTGTTCGCCAAAAGACATTCCCAGAACGAAGCCGAGGAACAAAGCAGCTACGACCCCCAGGCCGAACCGCAACCAGGGATTCAGCCACCAGGGAACTGGTTGGGGTAGGGCGTCAGTCTCCATCGGGGAGAGGTCATCTAATTTCGCCAGCCATTTCTGGGCCTGCGGGTGATCCATAGTCAGGAGAATTTTCCGAGCAGCTACATATTCCTTCGCCTGGATGAGTTCTCGTGCCTGCTTCATTTTCTTTACTGCCGGGTTAATCGTTTTGATTGCCATATGATCTCCTTTATTTCTATCTTATACTATTCTCTGGGGCAAGCGCAATCCACTGCGTGGTGACAACACCCCCCTCCTAGGTATAGAATTAAGGTAGGACTTTTGGGCTGCGCGTTTCCGCCCCGCCCGTGTCGTGCATTCGATGCGGGCCTTTCTTGTTTACGGAGGACATGGTAGATGTCCGAATCTATTTTCAGTTTAGAAATCCCCGACGCTGATGATGCTGTTCAGAAATTAGGGATATTCCAGGACGCCCTCGGCGGGGTAGGGAACCTGCTTGAGGCCCTTCAGAAGTCTGGTGGAATTTGGGGGGCAATTGGTGGTTTCGGTGGGGATTCGCTATCAGCTAAAGATAGCCTTGATGCAATCAGTGAACTCGATTTCCGCATTGAGGACGTAGGGACCAACCTAGCATTACTCCATACGGAAATGGCAAATGCCCCAGACCACATGGTTCAAGTCCTGATTGATCGCGAGAAAGAGCTAAAATCAGAACTGGGCGATCTGATTTTAGTCCAACAAGAATACAACAAAGAGCTTGCCGAAACAGGGCGTATATCAAAAAAACGCGATATTGGCGGCATGGACGATTTCGGTATGGGCGGCGGGTTTGGTATGGGCCCTGGCAGTGAGATTTCTGGAATGCTCCAATCTCTCTCCCAGTTCGCTGGCTACGACTCCGGCCTGGGCAATGCCATGAACGAAATGTCCAATCTTATGTCAACCGGCGATCAGCTTTCGTCAACCTTCAGCAACATGTCACAAATGGCCGGGCAATCCAACAACGTACTGGGCAAATTTGCCAGTAAGGGATTGGGGGGCCTGAGCAAAGCGGCAGGGCCAGCTACGGCAGCCATCGCCGGTATCAACTTGGGTATGACGGCATTTGACGCGATGATGGGGAAGTCCACAGCCGCGATTCGTAAAAATCTAGAAGCCCAGCAGGATGCGCTAGACCTGGAATTGGAGCGAAACGATCTTCTGGAGTCCGGTACTACAGAATCCCTTACAGATGATATTCGGGGATACGAAGCGGCCAATGAGGATGTTAGAGAGTCTATACGAGGGGCTACAGATGACATCGCAGAAAACACTGGGTCATGGGATCAGATACGCTCTGTTGTCACTGATTGGGCTGGCGGAAGCCACGTCTACGGTGATGCAGCCGAGCAAATACGCGGCTGGAACAAAGAAATTGCTGATAATAATGCTGCAATTGCGCTGCGTCAGGAGATCATGGATGATGTGAAAGCGCGTGAGGAAGCGGAAGCGGCGGCCAGGCGGGTCGATGATGCGGAACGCGATCTAGCTGCTACCCGTGCAGATGCTGAAAGCAGCATTGCCGACTTCGCCGAGGAATTGGCCGATACTGCCGACGACTTTAAATGGGAAGATGCCCGGACTGGCCGGGAACGACAACGGGCAGACGAAGCTGCCGCCGAAAGCCATACGAACGCGCTTTCTGACATCCACGATGACTACTACGACCGCACGGAAGAGATGGCCGAAGAACATGGCAAGAATATGCTCCAGCTTGAGACTCAGTTCCGGGAGGAGATGGCCGCCATCGGGCCGGAACTGGCAAGCCAGGGCGCGGAACTATCGGCCCAGTACATGGCCTCTCGCACCGAGGAACTATCCATCCATTTAGAATCGATGACTAAGGCGGAGACCGAGTGGCAGAAGCAACGGAAGCGGATGCTGGAAGATCACCTAGACGCATTGAACGATGCTGAAGCCAATAACAACGTGGTCGCCTTCCTGGAAGCACAACGCGCCCATGAGAAAGAGATGGGCCGGGCTGAGGAAGACAATGCGGAACAGGTATCGGAAGCTGAACGCGAATTCGGCAAGAGCCGCGAGGAGCGCCGCGTCGCCTTCGAGAAGGAGCTGGCCGAACTGCGCACGCAGTCGGATACTCGCAGGCAGGAATTGATTACCCAGTACCAGAAGGATCGGGAGCAGGCGAAGAAAGCCTATAAGGAGCAACAAGAGCAAGAATTTGAGCAGGCGCAGGAGCGGCTGGATGAAGAGAAGGAACGCTACGAGGAAGAACAAAAGCTAGAAGCCGAACGGCGCAAAGTCGAAGATGAAGAGAAAGCACTGGATCGGGAGCGCCAACTGGAAAAGATGGAAGAGGGGCACCAGAAGGAAATGGATTTGCTCGAAGATCGGGAGCGTTCCGCCCTTGACATCATCCAGTCTGGCGGCCAAGCGCAACTGGAAATCACTCAGGATACGCAGCAAGCCCTGGTAGACATTATGGGTGCTGGCGCACAGTCGATGGTGCAAATCTTGCAGGATATGTTCTCTAAGGCGAGTTCCAGTGGTAAGGGTGGCGGTGGTCGTGGCCGCCGTCGAGTAGCGGCGGCTCGTGGAGCGCTCATCGATGAGCCGACGCTGCTGGTAGCCGGTGAAGCTGGGCCGGAACTGGTCATCCCATTCGAGCCGAGCCAGGGTATCCCCAGTGGGCTTGGTGGCGGCCCGGCTTATGAGTTTAATTTTGGGGATGTTAATCTGGGGGGAATCTCCCATACTGAATTCAGTGAGGGGATGCGCGGATTTGCGCTCACCATAATTCAGGCGACGAAAGACGCCCCCAAGGGTGTTCGTGGGCAAATTTTCTAAGGTGATAAAATGACCATATCAGGATACCGCCTTTCAGCAGGGCACATTGATGCAGACAAATTAACCGCCACCTATGCGATTGAAAACTGGCCGCGCCAGAACGATCAAGCGCCGGGCCGGGACTGGGTGCGTCCCGGCAACGAAGCAGATGTGGTGATGGACTCCGAGGAAACGGTCACATCCCTGTCCGGTTTGCGTGGAGGGTATGGTCGCCCGAACTTCACTTGGGTGTTTACCGGGCTTACCCCCTTACAGGTGCAATTCATTCTGGACACTTTTTTTGCTGCGCTTTCTTATAGCGGGTTGGTGACCGCTCGTACTTTCAGCCGTAAGAGCGGTCAATGGGAATATTATCAGGCCACGGCCCAACGCGGCACGATCAAGGAATCTACTTCGCCGGTTGGTGGTGGGTACACGCTCACTATTGATTGTGTGCTGGGCACCCAAATCTATGTACAATTGCTCTACGATCAATTCAGCGTTGACGAGGCTGCGCCGATCACCTCCCCCAGAACAGCAGGGCAGGGGACATGGACTATTGTCGATACTGGAAACGACCTGTCCGTCAGTTCCGGTTCTCTGATTTGCGCCGGGACCAACAACGATTACAGCGATCCGGCGTTGTGGACAAGCCAGATGCCCCGCGAAGCCGGGACGATGTTTTGCTATACCTTCCAGATAACCTCCGGGTCAGGGGACATGAAAATCGGGATCGATCAAAATCAGACTGGTGTTCTCGAATCGGGTATCCTCATATCCTCCCTGGCGGTAAAACCAATTATCAATACGTCCACACTTTCTACCGGGATCGCCACGCTAACGGCAGCTACAGATGCCAAACTTACAGTTGTGCTGCGGGAGGCGGGAGAATTCATATTCCTGGACGGGAACCTTTTGTTTGTTTCCAACTGGGGGGAGCAAGTCGCCTACGGTGTTGTCCAAACCTACGATGAAACGTACAAGATGACCGAAGCAGAGGTGCGGGTATTGCCTTGGCCAATGACGGCGGAGTACGATATAGCGTCCCTGAATCTCACCGCCCATATCACTGATGCTGATTATGTTGCCTCCGATGTGCGTGATCTATCACCGGGCGATGCGCTCTTTTACCTGACTTACACGCTTCCCGGTGGCCCCATTAGCGGAGATAAGGTCGAACTGTATTTCCGCAAACAGGATGCCAATAACCATTGGTTGGCCTATGTGACTTACACCGGCTCACAATGGGATTTCAAGCTGGATAGTGTTGTCAGTGGCACGCCCACCAACCGGATTAACGCAACGGCAGTCGGATCAACCGATACGATTATCATCCGGTGCGAAGGCAGCAAGCACTATGCCTATACTGCCACCTCCGGCACGGTCACCCAACGGGGCGCGGAAATTGACGTGTCCTACCTGGAAGCAGAAACTTCCGTTTCGGTGTCGGCCACCAATGTGACCCCGACCCAGTTGACAGCATATCCTATTCAGAGTTCCGCCTATGCTCGTGTCCCTTCGGGATAACCGCCCGGCATTTATGCCGCTTTGTCGTATTTGAGGAAGTATCATGGCCCTATCTGCAACTGACCTGGCTCGACTTTTATCCCCCCGGCATACCGTGGACGCTTATCTGAATCGGTGGCCGTTGAATCCGGTCGCCACTGCTGACATCAATCAGGTATCGATTACGTATCCGGTAGCGTCGCTGACAGTCGATAACACCAGCGCTGACTGGCTTACGATTGTGAAAAAGGGGCAGATGGTACGGGTGGTGAACAGTGTCGGGACGCATGTTACCACCGGGATTGTTCGTAAAGCGCCAGCATCAACCACGCTCTATATCGATGCTAAAGCGCAAGGTGATCCTGGACGCGCTCAGTTGCAGGCGCTGGCCTTGGGCGACGACCATGTTATTACGATCTATGATTATATGCCTCCCTGGACAATGTTTTCTCGCATTGCGGCGGGGGTATTTTACAAAGAATTTGATTGGGACTTTGATAACCAAGGCGATTACCCGCAACCGGTTTGCAATATGGGTGCGTGGAGACAGGCATTCGTTGGAACTGATGACAAGGCCACCTTGACCTTTGACGCCAGCGCCAGCTATGACTGGGTAGCCGAAAGCCTCACCTATCTATGGGAGTTACCTGCTTCCGGGGCAACGCTTACATCCGGCACACTGTCGTCCTCCTCCATTGGCGTTGAATTTGACCCCGGCTTCTATCTGATGGCCTGTACTGTATCAAACGGAACGACTACGCGGAGAGGGGTGCGCCCGGTTTGGATCAATGAAACCGCCGGGAGTAATGCTCCATTTTCGACCCTGAATGATCTTGTGTTGACCAGCGACCGCCAGGATTTGCAGGGACGGCAACTGAATCTAGATGTGTACGGGAACCAGTTGGAAAGCGTATTTATGGATGGTGGTGCGGTACTGCTCAGTGATTATGGCCTGTACAATGGTGAGCCGCTTTCATCCGGTTCTGGGTATGTAAATGCCTATGCCGGGTTCATTACCAGCCTGACCCGATCTGGAACATTTTCCACCAACAAACTATCGGTGGAAACCACCTCCCTATACAAACTGATGGAAATCATAGCCTGCCCTCCGCAAGCGATACGTGAATCCGCTACCCCGGCCAACTGGACGGAAGTGGTCACCAATTTAGCCACCCCCAGTTTCGTGGTTTGGTATCTGATCCATTATCATTGCTATAATGCGCTTTCCTTGTTCGACTATCACAAGCTGCCGGACGCCACACCGGTACGGAAAACAAAATGGAACACCCTATCTGCAAATTTGGGAGCGCAGGTGGCGGAGGTAGCCACTTCGGTTTCCGGTAATGTGGGCAGCGCTTCTGATGGCTCGATTTACTTCCTCCGCAATCCCGGCGTGGAAAGCGCAGTCTTTAGAGAGGCTCTGGATACTCGGCTAACCTTAACAGAAGATCATATCAAGGAACGAATCGCCTACCCCCAGACATATCGGCCTCGTGTAGGTGAATATACAGCCTACGGATTTCATATGGACGGCTCAGATGTCGCCGCCTTGAAATCTATTGCCGGGGATGGGGCGCAAGGGCAGGGGACGGACAAACCACAGGGGCCCGGTTTATTGGTAATCGATCAGGATGAATTGAATGACAAGGCCGGTCATTTGATGGCGCTTGACAATTCTCCTACCCCGGATTTGCCGCTTCCGTTAAGTCGGAATCTGGATGTGTTTGATCCTGCACGCGACTGGAATACGTGGTTCGCCTTAAATATAGATGCTGCCTATGATCCGAGAGGGGTGGGCTTCGCTGGGAATGCATTGGCCCTGGCTGTAGATCGAGAATGGCGACAGTTAAAGGGCAGCCTGACCAAACATCTGAATGTTACCGTGCGCCCAGAAACAGCCGGGCTGCCGGGAACAACGATTGCCCTGAATTCATGGAGTGGGGCAGGGCAAGACGGCGTTCTTTGGGGGTATGACGTGTTCGACTCCTACGTCCTAGATTTCCAGGTAGATGAATTCGGAAACTTGGAATGGAAACCGTCGAATGGGAGCGACTGGAATGATTTGGGTGATGTGACCGGCGATACTGGGGAGCAGGGAGATTGCGTCGATTGCGATACGGTAGAAACCCCTGACCCGGTAGACCCAGGTGATCGCCCCGGTGGGGAAGACTGGCCTTGCCTATCAGCAGCCAATATCGCGGATTATGTCGATTACTTTGCCGAAGAGCTTGCCAGTGCTATTGATTCTTCCACTTCAAAAGTTCAATTCCGCCAAACGATGGGCGCAGCCCTGGTCGTCGTCATGTCTCCCAGTTTGGCCTATAACGATTACCTGACCGATTTGACTGAAGACTATTATGGGACAACCGCCTCGGATATTAGTACCGCTTTCGATGACACATTTAGAGATCAACTGCGCGATGAAATCTACTGACTTCTGGATTCCGACGGGCAGTTGTCCGCTTCTGAGTACGCTGAACTGATGGATTTACTCACTACTAAAAGCGGGATAGCTTGGAGTGTCACCGAAGACCTGTTCACCTTACTGGGGCAGGGCGGTCTGAATGCCGCCGCGCAAATCCAAGAGAACTCCACCGAGGATTGTACTGGGGCTGGATGCGGAACATGGAAACATTATTTCCTATTCAACACAGAGGGGACGGATACTGGACATTATACCTATGAAGACAATTCACCTACCTGGTCTATAATCCACGGTTCCTACACCTTAGTGGCCGGTACACCCAATGACTCTGGTTACGATGGCGAGGTGCTTTTTCATTTCGATGCTTATAAGAACCGAGTTACAATCGATTTGGATTTTGCCGCCACTACACTTACAAAAATCTCAGTGTATTTCAAGCTAGTCTTTGGTCTAATACAAGCCGGGAAATTTGACAAGCAGTCGATGGTAGTCAGGTCTACGGCTGATGGCGGGGAAGCGGAGCGCATCGACAAATCGTTTGCGACGGTCGATAACACTGGCCCGGACAATTTTGGAGTGTGGGCGTGGTCAGGATCGACCACCAATACGACCAATATTTTTGCGGCACTCGCTTCCGCCTATCACGTTACCAATGAAGCGGGGGTGGAATCCAGTCCCGGCATAGCCATGATCCAGAAAATTATTATTTCGGGCGAAGGTACGTGCCCGTTCGATGGATAGTCATTGCGACTTACATTCTACGGGTGGTTTTGTATACGATATATACAGCCTGCATGAAATCCATCCCGGCAAGTTAGTTTCGATTGCCGGTTTTTAGTTTTAGGGTAGGGACCTGTGCTTGATTTGCAAGAACTCTATGGCGAAATTGTACAAGGGCTTGCCGATTTGGTGAACGCTGCTGTACCTATTACAAAACCAGGAGTTGTTGGTTATCTGGACAGCAGCGCCAATTGGGTGATCCCTGTCCCGTCTGGCGGCCCGCGCATTTACGTGACCGTATCCGGGAATGCGATTGAAGCGATTAACACTGGCGTGCCCCTGTTTGGCGGATACCCGATAGTCGTCACCTTCCAGGAAGGGCGCGAACCTATTGCGTCGCGCCCGGAAGCGCACGAAGCGGCTGAATACATGGGAGGGCAACTATCCCTGGGTAGCGCCCCCCATAGCCATCGCTGGGGTTGGGGTAATGTCGATTTGGTGGAAGGGCTGCGGATGGAACCGGGGCTGGTTTTACCGGATGCCGCTACCGGGTTGCTTTGCAATGTGACCGCTTTTTACTATCTGGCTGGTGGGGAACGGAAGTATTCACCCCCCGCCAATATCACCCCCACCACGCCAACGGGAGTGGACACGCATTACTGGGTCGTCGTCGGCCTGAATACTACGCTTCCGACTCCGGTAATGGCGGCGGTCTATGGAACGCCGAAATCAACCGGCAGCGCTCTGACTGCTTCTGAGGCCGCAGACATCCAATTCCCTGGGATTCCATTGATGGGCATCCGCCTGGCGTATGGGGCGACCGCATATGATCTCCTGGTCGATTTCATTGACATTCGTAACTGGACAAACGATAAGCCTCATTACGGGTTCCCCGATCCGGTTACAAAAGATTTGGTTATCCGATCTGGACGGACGGTGGTCGTTCATGGGTTTAACTCATCAACTGGCGAGATCACGAACTTTGGCGAGGTTTACGATCTAGAAGGCGATGGCCGGATTACCGCACCTGGCGGAACCTTCGGAGATCATATCGCTGGAAATTACAGTGTCTTTGAGAATGACGGTTTTTTACGGATGGAAGGTACGGCCAGAGTCCGGAAAGAAATTCAAGTTAAAGCTGAAGGCCTCAAACTTGGAGCGACTGCCCCTACGCAAGCAGTTATAGGCAATTTCTCAGTTTTGCAATTTGCCGGAGCCGGAACCACCGATACCGTTTACACTTCGTTTCATATGCCCAACGACTGGGCAGTGGGAACTGATCTGACAGTGCATATCCACTGGGCCCCGGTGAATGGCAACGCCGGAAATGTAAAATGGCAGATGGATTGGAGTGCGGTAGCATCGAATGCGAATGAGGTTATCAGTGGTGCGGGAACCAACACCTCGGTTATAGATGCCGCTCAAGGTCTACAGGATGAATTACTGGAAACCGGTAGCATGACTATCGCCGGGGTAAGCCTGGCGGAGGAGGACACCATTGGGATAAGGATGTTCCGTGATCCTACCGATGGTGACGATACTTACGGTAGCGCTGCCTCGTTAGTTATTATAGAATTTGCATATTTGGCGGATAGATTGGGGAACCCAACCTAATGGCTACTCAATACATAACTATGGGGATTGATTTAGCAGGACACGCCAATTGTCTTTTGCGCATCTCCGACGACGCACAAAAATTGGTTTGCGATGATTCGGCAATAGAAAACTTCGGCGATGGGAGTGTGGCAATACCGGGCGTAGTTACGATTAGGGGGATAGGTGATGGGGAGTTGACTAATTACGATCTCAAAGTAGGCGATACCGAAACGCCTACTTACGGCATGATTCAAATAGGCAATGCCGCCATTGGGAGGACTTCGTTCAACGTTGGCAATATCGATCTCGATGGCGCGATACTGTTCAGGAACATCGCCGGCCCTGTGACGGGTAAAATAGAGTTCATTTTTACTGAATCAACTGGTGGTACAACCCGCTTTGCTCTACCCAAATCCGGGATCGGGAACGCCACTTATAATCCACGCTCCATGCTGATTGCTGGCCCAGCACCAGCCGACACAGATATGGTTACGGTTGGATATTGGCAAACCGCGAATAACATATTCGACAACCTCCTCTGCGACACAGCCGGGAACGGTGCTGATCTAGGGGTACAAAATGACTTGGAGGTTGAAGGCGATATATTTATTGACAGCCTAAAGGAGAGTACGATAGGAGCGGGGATTACACTTGGTCATAACGTCATAATCAGTGGTACATTAACTGTGGACGGTGACCAAACTGGAGCAACCGACCATGTTTTTGATAGCTATGATGACATTGTTTTGTTGGGAAAATGGAGAAACGGGGAAAAATTGCCGTTTGCGAGAGGGGACATGCTTAATCGAGACAGATTACTAAGAGATGCGATCCTGCAACAAGATATAAAGATAACCGACATCAGAGCAAGGGTCGCCAAATTAGAAAGATGCAATGACTAGGGAAAAGCATATGATGACCAAAGTAGAACGGGAACGGCGGTTCAATGCCGAACTACAAGACCTGCAAACCAAGTACGGTTTGAACTTGCAGGCTACCTATGCAATTGAAAAGTTGAACCCTAGTAAGGCCATGTTGACCGCCGGAATTATTTTGGTTGAAACCCCCGGCTGGCAACCGGTTAAAGAGATGGACGACAGCGAAGGACCAAAGCAGGAGGAACAATAATGGGTGCAAGACATAATTTCCTGGCCTTATATGACTTCAGTACGCTGACCATGGTTTCTGACGTGGTAACGGCCACTCAAACACTTCATACCATTGCCGCCGAATCCGGGGTTGAGGATGAGTTAAAAACGATCACGGTAGGTTTCACTGACCTTGCTGTGGCCGGAACAACCGTCCGGCCATTCATCGTCATTCGCGCTGATGCCGGGGATACCATCACAATCAAGCATGAAACAGGCAACATCTCCCTGGCAAGCGAGAACGATTTCCTACTTGATTCGGGCAAGTTGTTTGAACTCTGGTGGGATGGCACCTGGTGGCGCGATACTCAGGTTAGTAGTATTTCGGACGGAGCGCCCGCCGGGGCTACCATTGTCGTTGGTGCCGAAGCTGGCGATGTAATCAATGTCGCTATTCAGTTGCTCGATCACAACGGCAACGATTTAGCTATCAGTGCTGCTGTGATTTTCTATTTAGCAGATGACGCTAATGGGATTACCCCCACTACGGGCGCACCAGATGACATATCAATTGGCACAGATGGCGGTATCCTCCCATACGTGGCAGAAATATCTGGGCTTCTAATCAGTGAAGCAGATGGGGATATTGATATTGATATAACCGAAAACAATACTCCTACCTTTTACCTTGTTATCAAACTTCCTACCGGGAAGTTGGTAGTATCTGACGCCATCACATTTGCCTAAAAGAGGGCACCATGATAGGGGTGACGTTCTAGGTCACCGTAACGAAGGAACGAACTATGACGAGATTATACAGCGTAATCATAACCACAATCATCCATCCTATTCTGGCCGAGGTTACACCGATTGAGATCACGTTGCCGGAAGGTGCGCCCTGGTATGCGGGGATTGGGATCATCATGTCGCTTTCCCTGGCGTGGGGTATTCGACGCTGGATGGCAGCGTGGGCGGATAGAATCAGCGCCGATGCCAAAGCCAAAAACAGCCACGTGGAAGAGAAGTTGCAGCGCCTGGAAATTGACCGCCAAAACGATAAAGAATTGTTCGGCTTGCTCAACCAGATGCTGGAAAATGATAGAAGGCGCACCGACTCCTTCATTGCTGCAATCACCGCTAATAACGAGGCGATTGCCAATCAGACCGTATCGCTGGAGCGCAATTCCGCCAGCATCGTGCAGCATGGAACGACCACAGAATCCTTGCGCGGAGCAGTAACTCAACTGGAAGGCGTTGTATCTGGGTTCCCAGAGGTTATTCAGGCGCAGCATAACCAGCAGACCGGCATCCTTCAAACTGTCATCCAGGAGATTCTTACTACATTGAGCCAAAGCCTGGAACAATTAAGGCTGGTATCAATCTCAAACGGGATTGCTCCCAGCGTGCTGGAAACAGATGCGGCAATTTACGGACAATCAGGGGGCACCCCTACCGCAGATAACCCGATTATTCAGCCTTCATAGGAGGGCAATCGCATGAAAGAACTTCAGATCAAAGTCACCACAACCGGAAGCGCCGGTAGCGCTACCGGCGAGAAGGAATCCCTGCGGCGAGTGGACGGTCTCATTTACCGCATATCGATCAATTACCATGCGTCAGCTCCGGGGGCGACCACAGATGTAGTTGTGACGCATACACTGGCGAATGGGCTTGAAGAGGAATTGGCAAACGTCCCTAACAATGCCACCGACATTGATGTGCTGAACCGTATTGACGAAACTGATGCTGCCGGGGTCGCCAGTGGAACCAAGACATTTCAACTAGTGACCGGCTCGGTTATCACCGTCTCTGTCACCGGATGCGATGCATTGATCGATGCCGTGAACGTTTCTATTCAGATGGTCTAAGGGGCTATTGCAATGAATCGCGTTCAAAAACTACTATTGCTGTTAAGGCAAGGGATTGTCTATCAACTGGTTGACCTGTTCCCTGAGGACTTCTCTGCGGGAAGCGTCGATGGGACACTCTCGAATTCCGGGCACACCCGTGACGTGACCGACACAGAGAACAAAATAAGCATCTCTGGCGGTGAATTGCTGATTGCTTCTGGAAAGGCTGCTCCGGCGTGGGGTGATCCTCGCTTTAGCTACGAGGAGTCATTTGCGCGGGTGGCGGGACGCACGTTGGCGGCACAGTTGCAGGCGACGGGATTGCAGTTGGTGCGGTTCGGGTGGGACGATGATACGTCGGGCGATGCTGGCGAGGCGGCCTTTGATATTGATGCGTCCCGCAATCTTGCATCCTACGATGGTGGCAGCCTGGGTGCAGACATTCTGCAATTAGCCAATGATACTGCCTACGAACTATACAAAATGCTTCGGGAAACCGGTGATTATGGATATGCTTCTGGTGGTGAGTTTGGTAGCATTCCTATTCTGGTATCGATCAACGACACTCGAAATAATACCCCTCTCTATCCTGTTTTACTGGCTAATAATCCCACCGCCCTTGCCAATCCCAAGATCGCCATCGCCGATATGCCGGTGTCCGTGCCGGTTGCCAGCGACACGTTTGACAGTGTGGTGGCGGTGGACAGTGGTGACAATGGCCTGGATGGGACGCATGTTCTGGTTGGCCTGAATGGAAGTGCGGGTCAATATGGAGGAGATGGACATACAGATATTTATAGCGCTGCGTTGATTGTGTTTTTTAATCCCGTGAATGGAACGCTTATTCAACGCCTGCAAGTTCCCAACGCAGATATATGGGTTGATGCAACATTTCACCAATTTGTGGCATTGCGTGCAGACGCTAACAATCGCGTGTTTGGATTTAAAGACCTTACTGATAATCGAATTAGTGTGTTTTACAGAGCGGGTGGAGTTCAGCAGGCTGTTGTGATTAGCGGGTTATCGACGCTTAACGAGTTTGGAATTGCAACTTCGTGGGACAAGGGGGTAGATGAATTCCGAGCTTTTTTGGATGGCTCCCAGAGTGGCGCGACCCAATCGGGTTTAGGCGTATGGGTAGGGGCGTTAGATTCGGCCAAATCGGTGGTAGGTGCAGATTCAACTGCTCCTTCTGTGCCCTGGAAAGGCCTAATCGCGGATACTGTTTTGGGAAACATTACGGCAACCCCTGCGCAAATCGCAACCATTGATGCCGCTTTAGCAGCCGAAACACTCACAAGCGCCGACCTGGATACAATCTTCGGCTCTGGCAACTGGGCATGGTGGAAGAACAACGAACTGCATACCACCAATGGGTTGGTTGCTCCGATTGATGTGGCCGGTTCCGGGGCTGGCCTGACATGGCTTGGCAACACCCACGCCACCGATGACAACAAGGCGTTTTCGACGATTATTCCGGGGGCGGACGTAATTGACGATGGCGATTTGGGTTCCTCTGATGGCTGGGACGAAGGGACGGGCTGGGCAATTGCAGCCGGGGTCGCCACCAAAACGGCAGGGACTGCATCAGATTTAGGGCAGACGGTTGATCCCCTTGCGGCGGGAACGTGGTACAGACTGACTCATAAGGTTGCCAATCGCACTGCCGGAATAATTACGCCAAAATTCGGCACAACACCAGGAGTAGCCAGATCAACGAATGCTACGTTTGTTGAGACTGGTGTGGCAAATGGTGCTGCCTTTGATCTGAGCGCTGATGCGTCATTTGATGGCGACGAAGACGATGTGGTTATGCAACCATTGGTGCTTGCCGACTTGCTCCAACTGACCGAGCAGAACCGCGCCTTCGCATTCCAACCGGTCAAGTTGACCATTCCTGATGACACACAAGCAGGTGTGGCGGCCTGCTGGGATGACTGGGAAAATCCGGCCAACGGTATCATCGCCTATTGCAACCAAGTTGACGCCAAAATTTACCTCATTACGTATGTCGCCGGTGTGCTAGCCGTAGTAGCTTCGGCGGCCTTCACCTATAGCGCTGGAACGCCTGTGTGTTTGTATCCGATCAAAGATGATCTGACCGTCTGGAATGTCAAGTATGACGGAAATGCCATCATCAAGGCAGCCACGATCAATGACGCCGGTATCATTTCCAATACGCTGCATGGGTTGTTCCTCCCAAATGGCCCCTATGCTGAAGATTACCGGAGCGTTCCCAGTTTACGGGCAGATTTATTGAGGATGTTATAAATGCTAAGAGCAACGTTTTTGACACGGTGGGACGGCAGCGCGGCATTTATCCCTCTGGAAGAGGGCGAAACCCTGGAGTCTGTCGTCAGGCAGGTGGATGTGATGCGTGATACGACCGCCCTTGAGGACGACTACCCAGAGGACGAAGAGGGTGCGTTGGAAGCTGGTGTCGTCGATGTGAAGGCCACATATGACGAAGAGGGCGTGTTACTTGGTTGGAATGTCACGCGGAGAGCATTGGAGACGGTAGACCATCGCGTGGGCGGGTTCGTTTGTCAGAGCGCGGCTCCGCCTGGCAGTCCTCCGGGCAGCGTGGTGGTGGTCATCCAGACGACGCAGGCCATGATCGACCTCATTGACGCACGGTTGCAGGCTGATGATCCGCTTTACATGCGGATTGGTGAGATCAGGGAGGATGCCTAATGCCCCCAATAAAGAACCTACAGCAACGCAAAGGGCAAATACGCGGGGCACTCATCTCCCGTGCCGCTCAGTGGCGCAGTGAAGGACACAGCGCCGTTGCCGGGCTGGTCGATGATCTGGTGCATCGCATCAATGAGGCGGAAACGTATGACGAACTGGAAGCGGCGATCCGGTGGTTTCACGCCGAGGTCGAACAAAATCGTTAGAAAAAAAAGGAGAAATCTCATGAAACATCTGATGCAAATGCTGATCGTAGTGGTGCTGTTGATGCTGGTGGTGACGCCGGTCATGGCACAGGACACCGAGGAAACAGTGACGGCCCTGCCGGATGACGCCTATGTCATCGACGGCAGTGTGATGGATAACCTCTTTATGATCGCCATGAGTATGGTCGCGGCGGTGTTTATGCTCTTCGGCGGGGCGTTGTATGCCTTGTATCACAGCCAGCCGAAGTGGGGCCAGGCGGGTATCCAAATGATCTTGGAAACCGTGCTGCCCAAACTGGAAGAACTGGCCGCCAAATCCACGACTAAGATTGACGACGAGGCTGTCAAGGAAATCCGTATTGGACTGGAAGGGATTGTTGGAAGAGAAGCCGATCCGGTTCCTTCGGGAGGGTAGGACGATGCGCCAGCTTGCGCTACTACTACTCATCCTTCTGCTGGTGGCCGCCTGCCGCCCAGTGGCGATTGTGGTTACGACCACGCCGGAGCCGACTGATGATCCGGTCTGGCCGACCAACACGTCGGTGACCCCTACCCAGGAAGCGGCTACCGGGACACCAGAGCCAACCCGGTATAGCCGGAATTGCAATCTGCCTCCGGGTCAGTTCGAGATCATCAATGCCAACCCTTGCCTGGATAACCCGATACTGACGGAGTATCAAGAGGACATTACCGAGGGGATCACGGAGCAATATCGCCCGGAAACGTATTCCATCTACCAACTGCATGAGAACGCCTTTGGCCTGTTCGGTGATGAGCATCACACCTATCCTATCCCTATCGAATATGATGATGGTTATGTGTTTGGGGTAGGGTTTGTGGCCGGGGAAGTTGGTTACGAAACCAATGTGACGGTACATGAAGAGGCCTGCCTTTCGATCCAGGCGTTCGCAGATTACCGGGTTGAGGATGCCGAATATGCCGAGCATCGCAACAACTACGCGATGCAGGCGACCATTACCCGTCAGGACGGAGCCGAGGTTAAACTGGGCATGGTCTTGCTTCCAGAGATGACCGGGGCTAATATTGACCCCCTTCTGGACAGTTCGCGTGACCGAGCCAGGCGCGTTTATGGTGCGATTGGTGCTCGACATTGGTTATGCGACCGCTCCGGCAGGATCGTGGATACGATTGGAGAGCATCAGCGTGGCGATCACCCCTGGTGGATACTGCGATAACGAATTCACGAAAGAGATTTAGACATGTACAACGCTAACCAGTCAAACGACTATCTCCCTGGGACATGGAAAGGGCTGAAGCTCTCCGGCAACGGTGGTAGAAGTGTTTCGATCACCTGCCCTGAGTGCAGCCAGTTGGCGGTGTTGACCGACCACACGATTTCGCCGGATGGCAAGGTGACTCCGTCGGTCGTGTGCCCGAAAGAAGGGTGCGATTTCCATGAGTTCGTCCAATTGGATGGGTGGAAATCTCAGTAACGTAAGGAACAATCAGGGGACGGCGACAACGATCTATCCCAGATTTGCAGGCTCCTCGCATGGCCTGTCGGCAATTTGCCAACGTCGTTCCCTGTTCCATTAAGGGCATTGCCTATGGCGTATCGACAACGATTGAAGCGGCTCAAGAGGAAACAGGTGACTGTTCGGGGGCGTTTCGTGCGTTGGGGGGTGGATTTGGATGGCAATCGCACGATGCTGGTGCGGGACATTACCGATTGCAACGGCCAACTCCTCTGCGATCATGCCTGGATGCACTACAACCGCAAGCGCACCGAATTGAATGATGTGAAAAGAGGAACCCGGATACAGTTCCGGGCGAGAGTTTGCCCCTACCATCGCGGTCAGTTGGGTTTGCGGAAACCGACTCGGTTTAAGTACCTGGGATGACGATCCGCAACCGGGAGAGATGGTAGAGGCATATCTAATCAATGTGACGTGCGAGACATGGGGGGCGCGGTAGTAACTGCGTCTTTTGTGGTATAATAACAGATGAACATCTGGGTTCGCCTTCGTGCGGGGTAGGATGTGTGTGGGAGGTGGGCTTAGAAGCAGCCATCCTTAAAAGAGTGGGGCCGGTCTGTCAGGTGACGGCTGATAAAATCAGTGCGGATATGCGGAGGGATACTAGGGAAGCATATCCAAGAGGTTGCGACGGCTAATAAGGCACGGTATCCAGATAAACCCTTTGGCGTAATAGCACACCAAAAAGAACCCGGCTTATGCGCCGGGTTCTTTTTTTGACGACCTCTGCATCCCCTGAAAATCACCGATCCCTATGCTTCCATCCGGGCAAAATATGTGTGCGACAATAGATAACATAGAAGGCGTTGCAGCGATAATGTTCTTTATTATATCTATAGCCAGATCATAATCATCGGTGTCATTTTCGACCCAGCGCCGCCCACAAAGACGGCATTTATAGATTGCCTCCCATTTAGCCATGCGCATTTCTTTATTTGCCCTCCAACAGCGCAAACAAAATGTGGTTGCATCGGCCATTCTTTCTAGCCTGGTTCCACACCGCCCGCATTTTTCGCCGCGTTTTAGCCTCATCTTCTATCCTTTCTATGTTGTGGCTTGAAACAATTGGTGGTATAATTGAGTTGCCAGTTTCATCACAGAACACAAAGCCTCGATACTATGTATTGGGGTTTTGTGCTATAATGTCTATGTGCCCACACGGGCAACTAATTGTTCAGAACTTGACCGGTAGGTGGTAGAACCAATACCGGGGGAGGCGGACACCCCGCCAGACTGCCCACACATGAGCAGCAAGCGGGTGTTTTTTTATTTCTCTGATATAACGCAAACCGCCCAGAGTTACCCTACCCTGAACGGTTATTTGCTATGATCGTTTTAAGCGATCACTATCGCTTGCCGTCTCTTTGCACGCCAACGGCATTTAAGTTGGGAAATCAGTCTAATCAGCGCACGCTCTATCGTTAAGCTACCGTCGCATAAGAAAGGTTATGTACATCAAGAGCAACGGGTGAGAGTTGAACTCACATCTTGCAATGTCTGTTTCCGAACAGTCGATTTGACGATAACGGCGATGCTCAGTCTTGAGTAAGAATCTGAGCTTGGTTGTTCGGTCTGGTGCCTCTACCTGTTGGGCTACCCCGCCACGTTTGGCGAGGGCAGGATTCGAACCTACACTTTAAGACCGTTCATCAATCTGAGACTAAGCCTCAGTTTGTACTCAACTACCATTGTAGCCTATTGTTTTCCGAAAAGATAGGTGAAAATTGGTTCACCGACTTTTTGATGGTCTACCGTAGCGCCGTTGGCTTCCTCGCGGGCGAACTTGACCGCTTCCTGTAGTTTGCGTACCCGTTCCAACAGAAGAGCGACACGGGCGGTGGGCATCGCACCGGAATATTTAACCGTGTGCCAGCGACCGATAACCACATCTTCGGTGTAGACGTCCACCTGTGCCGGGTGCTGTGGCGTCGCCTCAGACTTAACGTGGTTGCGTAGCAGCTTCTTGGTTTTGGTGGTTTCTACCGGTTCGGTTGCCCAGACGTTTTGGGCGGAATCCAAGCTCCAGATTTCGGAAGCATCCAACACCGGCAACTTCTTGATGAACGTATGCAAATCGACCAGTTGCTTTTCGAGGAACAATAGATAGGTGACCGGAACATTTTCCACGATGACATCCCCATCTACCACGACATCAGCCGCCGCCGATTGGTTGGCCCAGTCTTTGGTTGCGGTCACATCAAACAACTTTGTCATGATGACGATAATCGCCTGAATGCCTTCCTCCGCCCTGACTTGCACACGGGTTGATTCCGGTGGCAACTGGTCGCCATCATCATCAATCGGGCGATAGGTGCGGGCGATACCAGCAAGGAGCGCTGGTTTCTGTAGCAACTGATGCGCGTCGGTGAAGTCTCGGGCCGCCTGGCCTTTCGCATACTTTTCGATTGCAATGATCTGGTTCAGCCTTGGCATTGTATCCTCCTACAGTTAAACGAATGTTCAAAGATTTGAACTAGAAAAAAAGTATCATTCCCCCGGCGTCAAAAACCAGACATGCACAGCATCGCCTCGATCCATCTTAACACGGATTTTACCGCGTTTGTGGTCGTTCTCAAATGTGAACATCATGATCGTCCTCTTCTTCCGGGAACCGTTCGATGAAAAACATCTGCGAAAAACGGTCAATCTGTTTACTGGCTTCAGCCGCTCTCAATAATTCATCAGACGGCGAGAGCAGCCTGTTCGGGTAACGGTTTGTGGCCCATTCGCTTTTCCACTGAACAAATACTACCGTCCGCGATAAACCAGGATAGCCGGGGTCAATACCATAAAACGAGCGCGGCACAACCCAGGGGGGATACTCTTCATCCATTGGCTGCGTTTACCAGCCATTCGTGGCTGAAAATGAATGACCTGAACTGGCTTGCGCTTGTTCTTTGCCCACGCCACGAGTAACCGGGGCAACATCACTGCAATTATGAGTATGCGTGTCACGATCATCGGTTTAGCCTCTCCAGCCTTCTATATCCTGCCCGTCTGGTTCATCAATCGGTACGATCTCTTCTTTAATCCCCAAACCTGACCCATCATCCTTAATAACGATGGTTCGCTTGATGACATGATCGTCGTTCAACGGCGAGTATTGCGGTCCTAAGTCAACAACTACGCGATGGTTAGGTCCTGCGATTGCATTCCCCTCACTGCCCCAACTGGCTATGTTTGCATAATCGATTTCATTCTTGACACGTCCTATGCTCCAGAGACCTTTTCCCAGCAACGCATCCAGGTTCTCTAAGGTCAAGCTGCCTTCTGTCAATTTTTCATGGATAATCTGCATAATGCCTTCGCCTACCACATCGTCTGAATAGAGCACGTGGGTACCATCAATGATGCCTTGAATATCTTCATTCATCGCCTTCGCTCCTTTGCTCATCATCATGTTCAAATGTCAACGCCCACGCTTGGTAGAGTTCGTTGGGGCGCAGCCTCAAGGAGGCGCGAGCGCCAGGGGCAGAACTTAAATGTGCTTCAGCTTTCATGGTTTCTATGTAAGGCGGATCATAGAAACCGCACCATGTTTCTAGAAACCCGAAGGGGTGTTCAAACCCCTCTGCGATTATATCCTCATAGGACATATTTCGCACATCTTCCCATTTAATACGCCACACCTTAATCCGCGCCACTTGTTTCTTGCCGCGTCCGGGGCATACGGCGTAGGTTTTCCCACACTGCCAATGCAAGCGACCATTGCGGAAAACCTGATATACGCCACGCTCCGGGTATTTCCCTTGCGTCATGGTGCGGACTATCTCATCGCTCGGCAATGCTGGCCGCCGGGTCTGGGTTTTCTTTCCGGCCAATATCTTCTCAATCGACTCCGGTTGAAATTGCATCAGCTTCGCTCCCTTGTTTTACCAGTCGTGTAACTCATCAATCTCGGCGCGTTCATCGTCACGTTTCATCCGATAACAATCATCGCATAGGCCCGTCCGATGCAAATGCCGATCATCGCCCCCGGCGACGAAATGTCCACAAAAGACACAAAACCCGTTGTCGCTGGCATGTTCGGCACATAAAATGTATTGCTCATCGTCTATCTCATATGTGCTGGCTACGTCATCACACCCGGACTCAGAACATCGTGGCATTGGTCGGGTTTCTTTATAGCCACAAAAACATTCCAATGAATCGATTTCGGTATTCCAATCAGGAGTTTTGTTCATCTCACGTCCGCATTTAGGGCAGATCATTTTGTTTCGCTCCTTGTTCTAGCTCGTTACTCATCGCTCGCCCTCCAACATTCCGGTGGCCGCAATTGTTGCCAAATCTGCAACAGTTGCGGTTTACATTACCCAGTTTTGTCACTAGATAAAGATCGAATATATCCCTCGCGCACATCAATAGCTTTGCGAGCCACTAGGAGGGCTTCGCAAATTTCTAATTGCAAAACAGCATCCTGATGCTTGCCTGATTTTATCGCCTCCCGGTATTGTGTTGGGTCAAGTAGGGGGCCGATGCCCGTCCAATGTTCAAGGTGCAAACGATGTTCGGTTATGTGTGCCTCAAGTTCACTGGTATCAATCATTGCCAATGTTTTGCCAACACCTTGCAACATAATGATTATGTGATCCATCGTCGTACTCTCCAATCGTTCGGTCATTCTGGACTGTGGCTTACGTTACCCTGAGTGATCCATCGCAGAAATCTTTCAGTATCTCTGCCAATCGTTGAACATCTTTGCGTGTTAATTGCAGGTCGATCCCTTCATGATAATCCTTGACAAGATCGAAACAGATAACATCTGGTTCATCTTCCCAAATGTAGATTTCAATGAACCCATCTCCCTCTAGTTTGAGATCGTGACTCTTAATTGTTTCAATCATCACTTACCGTCCCATCCAGTTGTTCGACCCACGCAACGAGAACAGCCGCAGCCTGGATCAATTCTTTGCGCAATTCAATCACTCGCCCGACCCCTCCGCCTGAGAGGATTTCATATGCAATTTCCCCAACCTCTTCGGTCAGAATTGCCAACCATGTATAGTGTTCGTGCTGGGGCGGGCCCCACAATTCGTCTTGCCGTTGGCGTTCGGCCATAATGTCATGCTGGATTTTGTCACTCATCGTTAAAAGCCTCAAGGCACACCCAGCAGAACCAAATTCCATTCCATCGCAATTCGATTTCCTCTGCCTCTCCACAATATGGACAACCATCGAGGTAGTCTAATACATCACTCATCGCTCATTCCTTATACTTACTCTCTTTGGTATCATTCCAGGTACTACATTGGGGGCATTTCCATGCATCGGCTCGACCTAACCCCATTGTCCGCAATAGGAATCGGCATTGGAAACAAACATATCCATGCCGAAATGGATAGTGGACAGGATAAAAAAACTTGTTCGCTTCCGAGTCAAACATAGCCAATCGTACACCGTTATCGTCCTTATTCATCGTTCACCTCGATATAAAAATCGTCTTCGGATAAACCTTGTTCGGCCAATCGTCGCTTGGCATCCCCGGAGACGGTGACCTTTGTACCCGTCCCAGGAAGGGAAACACGCGCTTGGATTTCATCAGTTCCCTTTGGCAGCCAATGCCGGAGCGCATAATCTGGGGAAGCGTATATTTCCCCCCAGTGTAGTATGGCCTCGACTGTCTCATAATCATCATCCCAGATTGCCAACAACTGTTCCCAGGGGTGTTGCCGTTGATATTCCAACCCGGTCTCGACTGCTTCTCGCTCAGTATCGAAGCGTGGGTCATCTTCTCGTGGATTGTCTGGATGGCTAAAACTAAAGGGCATTGGTCACTCCTCAGTCGATCTTGGCGCAGGCTTAGGGCGCAATATCTTGACAAGCTCAAAAATGGGTATCAGGTCAGACAGCACGTATACCTCGTCGGGGTCGAGGCCGATGGTGCGGATCAATGACTGGGCTTTTCGCAATTCCGCCAAAGTGGATTCATATTCATCGCGTGCTTCATCCGCTAAATTCTTCATTTGGTCATAGGTATGTTGACCGGCCATCGCTCTTCTCCAATCGTTTCGTCAGTCTGTGTGCCACATGCCCATTTCGGAATTTTCCTTGTCGGGGGTAAACCACGCCTTGTGAGATTCGATATAGTAGCTGCCATTCAAAGTTGGCGGTTCTGGCAACAGATCGAATACCGTGCTTCCCACGATACTGCCGGTGAGGGATAGGTCGTGTTTGTGTGGTGCGAGACCAAACCAGGCCGTTCCGCGATCTTCGCCCATCAAATCCCAATGGCATGATTGGCAACATTCCTGGCCGACATCGCCCCAGGTGTCTATTCCGCCGGACAAGGGCGTACCACAGAGGAAGCATCCGAGCGGAATACGATTGAACATGCCGTATCCACCTCTCACCACATCCACCAGGGTAGACCAACCTCGATAGCAATATACCACGAGAACGGCACCAAGACGGCAAGTACAGCCAAGATTATCACATACTGTTTGTTGGTTAAATAACGTCGTTTCATGTCTATGGCACCTCATCCCCGACGGCGGTGGGGGTTTCATCTTTCATCAAATCGGATGGGAGTATTACGCAAGCCAACGCTGCCCCCATCCATCCATAGGCCGTGACATATGCATCATATGTCACAAGGTCTATGTCCGCGAAATCATTATCCTCCGCATAATTTCGCATTTGTCGCCAATACGTTGCATTTGAACGGATAAACCGTTTAATGTCAGCAACGGTGGACAAATCATAGTCTCCTCGATTTACCGGTTGTGGCTTTTTCTGCATCGTCTCATTCCTTCCTTGTCGCCTCGCCGGGGGTTGGGTCGGCAAGTACGTGGATATTCCTCACCATGGCGCGAGGTATTTTTATCAAATCCGCAGCCTTATGCGTTCCTACTGACTGAGCCAAAATGACACAATCGTCTCCATCATGCAGTAGCCACCCAACTGATTTCATTTGGGATGGGGGCGATTGAATATAGCCCTCGATAACATCTCGGTTATGCCAACCGACCAGGCTATCCGCGTCACCCCATTCGATATGTGCAATCTGTAATTTGGTTGCCATTTGATCTGACATCATTTCTCCCCTAATAAATGCCACACAGAACAAATCCTGGCTTTTTCACATAGATCGCAAAAACAATCGTAACACAACACATCGCCATATTTGATAAAAGGTCGGATCATGTGCCATGCCCAATCAGGTGCAATAAAATCATGGACATCCCGACCGCAGATTTTACAAAACGCGGGGATGCATCTATATCTACGTAGCAATAATTTCCACCGCAATCTCATTTTACTCCTGTTCTGTCGCCCCAACGATCAGGTCGGCAATAATATTAAACACATAGCGCCAGTTTCTCTGCCTATAATGATTGAGTAGATTCCATTCGTCCTCAGTTAAGTCGTGGGAATCAGCGTCAAAAAACTCTACCATTTGCACCCCAAGCGCACCGGCCAACTGGCGTAAGACATGCAGGCTGGGTTCTGTCCTCCCGCGCTCAATATCTGATAGATAGGACACTGAGATGCCGCACGTTTCAGCAACATCGCTCATGCTATCGCCAGTGGCTTTTCGTATAGATCGTATCGTTTTACCCAGCATGTCACTCATCTCTCACTCCCCGGCGTCGGGCGGCTTTTTCAATTCTTGCCGCCCGTCTTTCACGATGCCCAAAATTCGCTGAAAATCATCAATGACCCGCGCCATATCCACCGCATCTATGGACACATAGATCAGAGTATCCGGCGTGATTTTATGGACATATCCGTCTGAAGCGCGAACAGAAACGATGCGATTCGACTCATGATTGTGTTGCCAGCCACAAGACGACAGGAACCCACTGAAAGGAATCATCTTGCGCATATCCTTTTGCCATCGTTCGCCAGGTTTGAAGTATGTCCGAATTGTATCCATGCCTCTGGCTGGATGTGATCCCCAGACTGAAGCCGTGTAAATAGCTGAATAGTTTCCGGTCATCGTTATTGGGTCCAAATTCAAATCGGTTGCCATGTACGAAATAGGCACACGCGGAACCTGATCCAATTCTTCGATTATCTCTGTCAATGTGGCAATCTGTTCAAGCAAGTTCATGCTGTTTACTCCCCCGCGCTGTCGTCTTTTCGAAATCTCTCAAAGTATTTCGGCTGTAGCCACACACCCTATCTACTTTTATTTTCATACCGACTTCGGGTCACGAACCCTCGTGCCCTATTAGGCAAATTCCGGCAATGATAATACCATCTCTAAGAGTTGCTTGGATTGCACCGCATGAGCCGCCGCATGAGCCGCATGAGCCGTCGAATGAGCCGCATAAGCCGCCGAATGAGCCGCATAAGCCGCAGAAGCCGCAGAAGCCGCATAAAACGCCACTTTCGCCGCATAAGCCGCAGAAGTCACACGAGCCATATGAGCCGCCGCATGAACCACCGCATAAGCCGCATCAGGCACATCCGCCGCATAAGCCGCATAAGCCGCATAAGCCAACTCTTCATCGGAAATTTCCCCCTGCATCCATTTGCGCTTTGCCGCGATTGCTGCAAGGCTGCGAGGGTCTGGGTTATCGATTAATGCCAATGCTTGTTCTGCACACCAGCAGCCGAATTCGTGCAGCGTATTGGTGATGTCTACCACTGCCAGATGGCGACGCTGGGAGCAGACCAGCTTATCATCATCCTGGACAATCTTTCCACCACACTCGACATAGGACAACACTGCTCCAGGGGCATATTGAAGCACATCTATTATATCAAGGTTGGCATGGAAGCCAAATCCGCAAAGAGAGATGTCTTCCGGTTCACACGTCAGCGCCAAACCAGGGATGATGGGGCGAGCATCGCCATAGCTCAATGTTCCATCAGAAAAATGCCACGCATAGATTGTGCGGAGGTCGTCGTGTTGCGTTTCGTCGGTCATAGGTTGCCTCTGATATATTTTCGCCCAGGGACGAAGATAGGATATTGCTATCACACCGACCTCGGATCACGAATCTCTCGCCGCCGTTACGCAGAAAGCCGGTTCTTTGATTGGTTTGTACAAACCATACCGGCTTCGGGTCATGAACCCACGCTCCCCTTGCACTGAGAAAGCCGGTTACCGGGCAATGGTACGAGCATCACGCACCCATGCAGCCCTAATCTTAGCGGACTACCCTCCATTTGTGCTTTGCAGTTAGTTCATGAGACTATCCACTCCGCTCCCTGCATCACTATGGGCCAACCCGCACTTTTTGGGCATCGGCTACGGGTTGTCTGCCGATGGACACACTGTCAGGGTTAACGGCTACACATGATTTCCCACTTTTAAGACCGGGTACAACGCTGTTTAAGAGCATCCCGTTGTTTCATGTGATCTTTGTCCAGCACCGCATATATCCTTGCGGCAACTAAAGTATACTATAGGCCTCGAAAAAAGTAAACCCCCGCTCTCACGAAGGACGTACAAGGTACAATAGACGACCTTCGTACTTCTGTGCTATGATAGAAGGGTGGTCAATAGGGGATATTTCACCACGTGCTAAATCAACTATCTGTGCGTACCTGGTATCCCCAGGCGGCCACAAATGATCCGTAAAACATCCGGCATTTTCAACATGAGTAGAACGAGAGCCGTCCGTCTATGGGGAAACAGGAGAAACAACCATGTACATCAACCGCATTATCCTGCGCGATGTCCGCAACTTCAAACACCTAGACATCACCTTGCGCAATGACTGGACAGAAAAACCGCTTAAAAGCGTCCTCCTCACCGGGCCGAATGGATCAGGGAAAAGAACGGTGATGGAGGCTATCTTTAAGTTGTGGGCGAATTTTAGGAGTCGTCAGTCACCGCATTATAGTCCTGGTTCGAGTCCATATAATGAGGAGATTGGATTATCAGCTATTGAGTTGCGTAATTTTAATGATGAAATCCAATCCTCGCTATGGTTGTACGCTACCAGTAATGGTGATTTAGAAAAGGACTTTTTAACTATTCCACAATTAAGCGACTGGATTGCTGGAGACGCCAAACCGAACGAACCATACCTACAAAGAATGCCCAACATAACCTATGTAACTGACAAGATGCGTCTGCCCAAGATAGTGGACGATAGGGTTGAAATACAATCCAACCCCCAAACTACACAATGGCAAGAATTTCTCGAAGGACTGATCTCATATCACAAAGAACTCAACCCTGATGAGGTCGCCCGTATGATCGAAGCTGCGAACAAGTTTCTTTGGGACAAAGAGCTTTTCCTGGACACCAATCCCCTGAAACTCATGGTTCGCATCGGCGATATACAACACCATTACGCTGAATTGAGTTCCGGGGAAAAGCTGGCACTGCTGTTACTATTCACGGTCACACTCTGGTTGAGGCCTGGTGGGATTATCCTCATCAGCGAGCCAGCTATGAATCTGCATGTGTCTCTACAACGGCAGCTTATTTATCGAATAAGGGAAATCGTAGAGGAGAAAAATGGACAATTAATCGTCACTTCGCACTCGCCGACCATGTGGGAAGAGTTCAACGAGCGCCAACGCATCAATCTTGCTGAGGAAGACCAACACGACCAAAAGGATGGCCGAGAGGATGGCTAAAAAACAAAAAACAATATTTGGGAAGCCTGTTGTTTATCTCAATGCTGATGAGAACGAGGAGAAGGCACAGGATGAGAAACCACGCCTGGGATTGCAGATCGCCAGGGATTGGAACGTTATGAACTGGCATTGCGAACTGTGCGGTTGCAGGTTGACCGGGAAGTATGTAGAAATAGTCACGCTTCAAAAAGGCGAACATGGTCTTGAGGCTAATCGCGACCTGAGGATTTGCCTCGATTGCAGCAAAAAGCGAAAGAAGCGTCACCCCGATAATTGATGGACAGGGAGAAATTGAAAATGAACCCATACAAAAGAACCGTGAGTATCACGGGAATATCCGAAGGCTGGCTCATGGACCTAGACCGTGTATTTGATAGTGATGATATTGAGATCGATTGCCGGGCGGCTGCATGGGCCGTGAGATACAACCGGCCATTGATGAAATCCATCTTTTTAAATCTCGAAAAGTTGGGGCTGTTTGAAGGCGGTCGGCTCAGATCGGTCAGCGATGTGCCCTGCCCCACCGGTGATGATTGGTGCGTGGTATGTGAAGGTGATGGACACCTGGACATACGCGAAGGGCTACTTGACCCCGATGCTCACAATTTTTGGGTGAAGCTCCCTGCCCCAATTCGATTTGTGTTAGGGGATGGAGATGAGATGGCAATGGAGTTGTACAGGTATCCCAGGACAATGCTGGCGAGAATGATACTGATCCGGGGGAAAAACGGGATAACGGGATTAAGCAAGCGAACGCTTGCCATTTGGAGTGGCTGCAACAGATCACTGACGAGTGCGAGGCAGAAATTAAACATCTGGAGGAGTTACTGAATGAGTACAACGATGAATGAAAAAATGGAGGTTGAACGCGCCCGTACTGCCCTGGTAGCTCTGGCTCAGGGTGAGACAATCAAAGTCCTAGGGCGTGCTCTTCGGATCGACAGTGATGGTAAATTGAGCAACGTTAATATCGCTACTGGGCACGAGTTTAGTGGGGGCGCGATGGGGTTCAATGCATTGATGATATGTTTGGGGAAAATCGATGATGAGACATATGCCCGGTTTCAAGCAATGCAATCTAGGAGTCTGTCTCAGTTATGATTTATGCATTCAAGCCGGAAATGCGAATTTGTTTCCTGCCAGAGTATGAAACCTTTGGGGTACACTACGAGGATAAATCGTTTGAAACCCTATCGCTCACCGTATTTGTGCCCTGGTGGGCTGCTTCAGACAAAATAACCAGCTTGATGGATGAAGCTGGTCGTCGCTCACACTTTATGTTTAATAAAACGAAGCCCCCCTATGGTGGGATTATCGACCTGGGCTTTCCAATCTGGGGCTGGTTCGAAATCCGGCGCGGAGATTTCCATTGGCAACTCTTAATATGTTCAGCAGAACAACGTTATGGATTTGAGGTTTGCTCAATTGACCACCTGTTAATGCTCGTATCGGCGGTACGCGCCTGATGTCCCAGATCGTCCCCTTCCCATCCAATCAGCTTGATGCTCTGATCTCCCACCATCACGCGCTTCTAGCGGAAGATTCTTTGCCGCCGTCACAGCGCAGCAGCCGGGCCAAAAACTATGGTCGGGGCATCCAGGACTTCATGGCTTACATGGTGGACACAGAATCGCCCTACCCTACCAAGACGACAATCGAAGCATGGCGCGACGACATGTTGGCCGGGCGGGTACTGGCTTCAACTGGTAAGAGATACGCCCTCCGCACGATAAACGTCAAATTGGCGTCGGTACGCCAACTGCTCCATGCCATCGCCGATGACGTGCCCGACTTCCAGATGAAAACGGTCTTGCGCGACTGGGCTAAAGCCAAAGACGCCAAAGCCATAATCCAGCAAGATCGGATCGAGCGGGATTATGGTCTCAGATTGACCCTGGCAGAATTACGTCAGTATATCGAGGGGATACCGACCAATCACATCAAGGGGTTGCGTGACCGGGCGCTCGTCGCAGTCATGGCCGCAACCGGGCTGAGAGTGACCGAGGCGGTATCCCTCACAGCGCGAGACCTATTTCAGACCTGGAACGATAAGGGACAGCGCGGAGTCTATGTCCGCCGGGGGAAGCATGGCAAAAGTCGGGTGGTCGTGCTGAACAAGTGGGATAGCTGGGCGCTGGCCTACGCTCAGGCATATATTGACCAGGTCGGCCTGGAACCACAACTATCCCCGGATCATGCGGTATTCTACCGAGCGATGTGGAACCCACGCTCAAAACGTTATTCTCATGTTGACACGCCCTTGTCGGCCAGGGGCGCACAACGATTGATCGGCGCGTATGCCGCCCAGCACGACGGGCAACCGGTGAAACTGGCTGCACATGATCTACGGCGCACCTACGCCAAGCTGTGCAGGGATACCGGGATGCCCTGGGAGGCCCTGCGGGAAAATCTGGGACACTCATCGCTGCAAGTGACCGAAGCCTACGTGGGTATGGAAGTGGACTGGCAGGAGCGACAACCGGGATGGAGCATTTGATCGCTTTCAATATTAAGCATTATTTAGGAGATTTCACTTGTCTCTCTTTAAAAAGTGTGTTATACTGTAATTAGACGAAGGTTATACTATGGAGCAAAAACAGCATGACCTATAAGCAACGATGCGCCCAGTTGGATGCCCATTTCGCCCAATTGAACAGCGTCAACAGCATGACCTATAAGCAACGATGCGCCCAGTTGGATGCCCATTTCGCCCAATTGAACAGCGTCAACAGCATGACCTATAAGCAACGATGCGTCCAGTTGGATGCCCATTTCGCCCAATTGAACAGCGTCTCCCTCGAAGAGCAAATTGAAGAGGCTCGTGAAAATCTTGCATTTGCTGAGGAGCATAATGACGGCGAGGGGATAGCTCGGTTTGCGAATGACCTGGGGTGGCTTTTGTGGAGCTTAGACGAAGCCAACAGCTAACCGGCGGCACATAGAAAGGAGAACAGGCATGACTTACCAACAAGGATGTTTAACCAGGATCATAAAGTTAGCCGAGATTCTGAAAGCAGACAACCTCCCCGCGCATCATCGTGGATTGCATGAATATCTGCTGAAGTTGTGGGTTGAGCGATACGAGCAAGCCAGCTAGCCCCAGCGACGGGGATGATGCGACAAGAAAGGATGTGAGGATGAATGAGCGAATTTGGACACCAAGCAGACGCACGAGAGAGGCCGAACATCCCGAAAAATCGGATTGGGACATTGCATTGGAGCGTTACGATAGAGCCATTCTACAAATGATCGGGGCCGTCAATCGACTAGATCAATTGTTGATTGATTGCGGATTATTGCCAACCCCCGACGAGGATGATGAGAACCAAACAGAACAGGGAGAACAGGCATGACTATCAATATTCGCCCTCTGGATGATCGTTTGCTGATCGAACGTTTAGCAATAGGGAGATGAATAGGATGAACAACGAAGAACTGGTTTTTTTGTTGCGCGATAGCGTCGAACGCATATGTATACGCAAAATCTCACACGGGGAATATGAGGAGTATGTTGAAATCATGAAGGATGGCCCCTGGGTAGAATTAACCTGGGTAAGGGATAAGACTTTCCTGATTTTAAATGCTACTTATCCAGGATTACGATGCAACTCTGAGGTCACAGTTGCTAAGATTCTAGACATATTTCCCTCACCCAACAACAACAAGGAAGGCAGGGTATGGCAATGCTGGACGATGATACACAAGTTCGCGTACAAATTGGTGCTTGGCCGCCAGTTGAGACTACATTAGGTAATTTGAAAGAAAAACTAGAAGAAATGCATTCCCATTGGAATTGGAACCCCAACTATCCACATCTATCTGCCTATCGAATCGATGACACTGGGGTCTGGCTAGGGTCAAAGCAAATAGCCGCATATATCAGCTAATTAGCCAGCTATGCCACCTGATCCTTCTATAGAAACGCTGCCTGCGCTACCTGGGCAGCGTTTTGCGGTCTTTTAACCAAGGAACGGTGAGAATATGCCTTTTGAGCCAGTACGGGCTTGTATAAGCCGGGGGGAGACTGCTCCCAGCCATCTCCGGGGAATGCCAGTTGCCCTACGGGAGGTTGATAATAAGTGCGAGTTTTCCCCTTTTGGTGAGGTGGACGCCCAGTGTAAACTCGGTGACAGGTCAGTACCCATACTTGCTTCCCATCCTTACAGCTTCCGTTTATCCATTTTAGCCGAGGGTCTGACCAGGCACTGGTGAATTGATGTTTGGTCAGATAGCCTTCCCTCCAATATTGACCACACAGTAAATCTCGCACTCGACAGGTAGCAATCTTGGTGATCTGCACGGTAACCGCATGGGCTACTTGTGGCTTCTTATGGGAGTAAATGTGGTAGATTCCGCCCACCTGATATTTGGAGTACCATTCGGCCCAATCCCCGCGTTGCCGGAAATGTTCAACCTCACGGACTCGCATCTGATTGTGGATCGGGCGTGACAAACGTTGTCGGGGGACAATGATCTGCGTCCGCAAACCGCCGGTATTGGGCGATGTTAACCAGAACCAATGAGGATTGGCAGTACGAATACCGTAGCCCAGAGGAGTATCCCAGAGCGAACTCCCCCCCGCCCCACTCCACTTCAGCCCCCAATATCCGAACACAGGAACGGGTGGATGGTTATATGCCCGTCGCCAGTCACGGCGTTCGGCGAAAGCCAATAAATTTTCCGGGGAATCGGACAGATAGAGGACGTGACCATTATGTCGGAACACATACCATTTCACGCCGTCACCGTACACATCGATCAGATCAACCGCATAGGGCGTGGTCAGGGATACCAGGGCATCCCCTATTACCTTCAGATTCTCTACTTTTTCTCGTAGCATATGCTCTCCTGATTTTAAGCCAAACTATCGATTGCAAAAAATCCCGCATGGCGAATTCATTGTAGCGGCGTCGGTGTAATAGGGCTTGAGATCGAATAAAGTTGGTTGCCTTCGAATCTCACGAATACTCATTTGTTTACCTGCAAATTTTATGCCCGAAAACATCACCGCAAATTTGCCGCGTTCATCCTGTATGGCTTCTTCTAATGCTTGTAGTTTGTCAAGGATTTCTGGACATAGTACCGCCATTGCTTTGACCTCGCTTTTGCGTTTTTGGTAGCATCCCATACATCCCCCTCGCAACATATAAACAGGGTATTGAGGCATCAATCTATGTTTTTCGCAAATGCGATCCACCCCGGCCTTGTCAATCCCAGCCTCACGCAAAGGATAGCGTATGGACAAATTGGGCATATTTGTTAAATTGCCCACCCTTTGGGCTGGTGGCTCGTCGGCCCTTAACCCAACGCACAGAATAACTTTGTAGTATTTTGCAAAGCGACCCAACCGTTTGTTTAGAGCTTCGATTTTGTATATGCGTGTGCAAAATCGGCTGCCAAATCCAGGAAGATATTTTGTCCGGTGAATGTAATCCGGCAAAGACTCGCTTGGTGTAATTTTGATAATGCGCCTGCCAGTAATCCGCTCAAACTTTTCAATCTGCTCATATAATTCTGGAAATTCCCATCCGGTATCAGTGAAAACCGGAATCGAATTGGGGAATGCTACCGCCAGAGCGGTGCTGTCTGCCCCACCACTGAATGCTGTAAATACTAAGGGGGTATCACGACGTTCGTAAAGTTCGTGTTCTTCACATAGATCAATATAGCGTTGACTCAGCATATATCCCCCTAATCATCATCTTCCGGTAACGACGGAACAGACTCAATGTTGGCACGCTGTCCCCCGCGCACATGATCCACAAACAGCATCTTGGGCCAGTCAACTTGCACTTCGATAGATTTAGATGTCCGGCCTTCGCTGTTTTTGGTGATGTTGAACACCACATAATCTGCCTTGCCTTTTTTTCCATTTGGCATAACTTCCAACCCTGGACGCATGGTGCCGAACCCCTTGAACTGGAAAGGGCGCAAATTCATCCCGGCGTCCTGACCGATGGATTTTCCTGTCATCGCTATAGAAGCATCGGTTTTCCGTACTTGCGAAGTGGCAATGGGTATACAGCCCATGTTGTGCGCCAGTGCCCGGATGCGGAGCATAATATCTTCGAGCGTCATCTTCCCTCGCCAGCTTGGAGGGGGTGTCAATAATTGTAGATAATCAATCACCAGATACTGGATGCGCTGCTGCATCACAGTGCGTAGAAAGTGGATGGCTTTGTAGGTTGCCGCCAGGAATTGGATGGCATCAGCCCCAAAGTAATCCAATGCCCACAGTTTCCCCGGCCATCGCCCGGCCCAGTCCAACTGCCGTAGGCCCTGGTCAAGTTGATCTTCGGTTAGGTGACGGCCAAAGTGTCGCCCCCCATTCAATGGCTGTCGCTCTTCCTGGAAAGCCAGATCGTCCAATAATGACTGGGTGACCGTTGCCCCCCCCCACCGTTGTACTTGCCGGTCGGCCAATTTCCACCAGGGGATTTCTGGTGACAATAGCAGGCAGTTGAATCCGTATTGCCGGGCGGTATCTATGATAGCTTCCAGGAATGAGGTTTTACCCATCCCCGATAACCCCAGAAACCCGTAGGAATCTCCCACTGATCCGACCTCGAACACCCCCCCCAGATGGTGGAAGGCTGAGAACGGGAATGGAACGGGGGACTCTGAAGATTTATATGCGCCACGTTTCCTCATAGCGTAAAGCGCGGCGGCGTCGTCAGAGGAAAACAGAAGCCGTTCGATAGGAATATCATCCCATTTTACCCCATACCCGGAGAATGAGAGTGCTTCGGCGATATGGGGGGCTGTCTCCAATGGACGCTCGGCCCAGTCGCGCAACTGTTGTTGACGACGATCTTCAACTCCCTCCCTGTCAACCTCTTTAACATAATCATCCCGATAGCTTTCCCAATGCAATCCCAGCCAGCTACCGACATCGGGCCAACCCCAACTGGAGTTGTTACCACAATGGCAGATATAAATCCCCTCATTGCTTTTCTCATAGGAAACTCTAGCACTTGGGTTCCTGTCATCGTGAGACGGATTGAGGCAATTGAACCGTCCTTTCCTGTCGCCTTGGGGGACATGTTGTTTGACTTCTTCCAGATAATTTTCCCAGGCCTGTTGCTTAGGCGACATGCCTGACGTATTTGGTTGTTCAGATGATTTCCTGGGGGGAGATTTCCGCAGTGGTTGCTGCGCCGGGGTAGGCTCTGCTGGTGTTTGGAAAGCTAGGCGGGGGCAGGATTTTAGCTGTTCAGTGAACCGCTCCTGGTCAAACTCGCATTCCATCCAGACAGCATTGATGTCATTCTTCTCATCACCGCCGATGTCGTATGGCGCAAATTCAATCCCGCTTTCATCAAGGATCGCGGCAATTTTGGTTGTAGCTTCCCGGCCAGTTTGATCGTTGTCAGGGAAATAAATCAACCGGGTCACCCCGAAATCATGCAAATCGTCGGGCAGAGATTCCGGGACGGATTTTTCGCCATCGAACCAGCACAGGACATTGGCATACCCGGCGGCACGATAGGCGAGCACATCCGGCTCGCCGGAAGCCAAAAATGCTAGCCCCCCTGCGCTGGCGATGGCCTCCAATGTTCCTGGGAGCATGTAGTACAGCGTATAGCCCAATTCAGGCTTTTCCGGTCGCCATTGGTATTTTGCGCCCTTGCCATGGTTGTGGGCCTTGAAGCGATGGACCACAATTTCATCCGCTTCACGACAATCGTAAACGGGATATTCCCAACCGCCGGGAACTATCTCCCAATGGGCGGCATGGGCTGCCCGGTCGATACCGCGTTCTTTCAATATTTCATGTAACATGATCTGTTCCCCTAATTTGTTCGGCTTTTAAATGGGTTCTGAGTCTCCCGGTTGCATTTTTAAACTCGTCGGGATAATCGGTATAATGCTGTTGCCAGTACCGGGTGGCTGGATGATCCTGGTCACGAGCGACCCACTGTCCATACCCGTCATAGGTGTAGACAAGATCGTTGTCAGCCAGCCACTCGCTTCCCCATTGAATCAGGGCTGTTGTTTTTTTAGACTTGGTGATATTTTTTACATGTGCTTCTTCCAGTTCCTGCATCCGTTCCAGACACCACAGCGTTCCCTGTGATTGGCTCTGGGTTGCCTGCTTCTGGCGGGATATGTACTGCTGAGGATTCCCCCAGGCATGATCGACTGCACCGAAAAGCTCTTTGTAGCGCTTCAATGTGCGTTCGTGTGGTGGTACGTAGGCGATTCCCAACAGGTCGAAAAAACTTTCTTCGGTAGCGATCACCAGTTTCCGATCTTGATACCAGCCATACCCTCCGCTAAACCGGAACGGCGCTTGTCGTGCCAGCTTCAGCATCAGCATCTTGTTCAAATTAGCCGGGCCAGTTCGCAGATAATAAATCCAACCACGATTTAGGCGGTCGCATAAAAATAATTCGCATTTCGCTTCCATAAAAACCATTCCCCGATATTTCTGTCCCCAGCGTGTCCGGCCACCGTAATCAGCCTTTTTCAATTTCCCTGCCTGCACCAACTGATCGAGAAATGGCAGGAGTGCGGGTGTGGGGGTAGCGATAATCTCAATATCTTTTACTTCGTTGCGCTGTCGGCGGACACTGCCCCCGACCGCTACCCATTCGCAGTGTGGGGATATGAGTTCAATAAACTGTTTGGCAGTTGCTTGCGCTCTGGGTAATTTCACGACTGCCCCCCTACGTATCGCTCAGGGCTGGGATCACCTATCGGAATGATTGTTTCTGGGTCATATTCGTATCCCCGGCTGTCCAGCCACAGCTTGCGCGATAGTACGGGCATGGTATAAATCCCCGGCATGATCTCATGGGCGGGCGGAGGCGGAACTGATTTCACCGGTTCTGGTGGCGTAGCCCCGACCCGGCGCATTCCAGCCTGCCACCCACCTTTGTCTGCCCGAAAGCGGCAAAATGATTTTTGGATGTCGGCAGGAATCTGAGGTAACCGGAATTCACCATATGATTTCCTCTGCCGCCAACGCACCCAACCACGCACCTCATCAGCCGTTGCCCCCGGATCGAGCCGACAACGGCCCCATTCGCCCTTGATTGACGTGCCAGCAAAAAGGTGGCGTAAGTCCCACAACTTACCGGTCGCTGCCGGGGGGATTTTGTATACCTGAGCCAGCGCGTAGTAAAGCGGGTCTTGCTCAGGTGTGGGCGGTTGGTGGCGCTTACGTTTCGCACCGGAGGCTTTACGTGGATCGCGTTCCTGCAAAACTTGCAGCACGGCCTGCTCCTGTGCCAGCTTTGTGGGGTTGGGAGTTCCATTGGCGTGGTGCAAGACCAATTGATCGACCACGCGCTCCTGGTCAGCCAATACCCGTTGCCATACCTGTAAATCTGTTTCGTCGATGGGGGCGGATTTGCGCGCCTGATTGAGCTTTTTTGTTGCTGCCCCTTTGGTTGCTGGAGAGATTTTAATGGTTGTGCCGTCACCCCCCGCATCGGGGGGGGGAGGGAAATGTGTTTTATCTTGTGTTTTTTGTATAGGTATCTTTAATATACTTAAAGAGTCTGCCGGGGAGGGGGTTATGGGATAACCTATGGAGGGGGGTATGGGACAACCTACCTCTTCGTCACCGCTTGGGGGGTTATGGGATAGCCTACCGGTGGGGGTTATGGTATAGCCTGCCTGAGATCGGAA